TCGGCCATGTATAAAGCGCGGCTGAAGAAGTACGGCGTCCGGGTCATGTACGCGAAGGAGTCCATCCCAGAGGGCCCGGAAGGGATCCTGCTCGAGAGCGTCCTCGAAGGCTCCGCGGAGTACTACTCGGCGAACTTGGCCCAGAACATAAAGCGAGGGATGCACGCGAACGCGCTCGAGTGCAAGGTCAATAACGGCCGGCTGCCGCTCGGCCTCTGCAAAGGTCCGGACGGCCGGTACGCGATCGAGCCCGCCGGCGCCGCCCTCGTCCGGGAGATCTTCGCCATGTATATCGACGGCATGAGCCCGACGGAGATCTGCGCGGATCTGAACGCCCGGGGCCTGAGGACCTCCCGCGGCGTCAAGTTTAACAAGAACTCGCTCCGGACCGTTCTCCGGAATGAGAGGTACGTCGGCGTGTATAAGTACGGCGACGTCAGGATCGAGGGCGGGATCCCCGCCATCATAACGAGGGAGACGTTCGATATGGCTCAGGAGATCATCGCGAAGAACGCGAAGGCCCCCGCCGCGTCGTGGTCCCGCGTCGACTATCTGCTGACCGGCCGGCTGTTCTGCGGCCGCTGCGGGTCCGCCATGGTCGGAGAGTCCGGGACCTCCAAAACAGGGGCGAAGCATAACTACTACACCTGCGTCGGCCGGAAGCGCCGCCGGGACTGTGAGAAGAAGCCGGTGAAGAAGGACTGGATCGAGGAGCTCGTCGTCCGGGAGACTGTGCAGCGGGTCCTCGTCGACTCTGTGATCGAGAGGATCGCCGACGCCGTCGTGGATCTGCAGCGTGCTGAGGCTGAGGCCGGAGAGGGTCCCCTCCTGCAGAAGCAGCTCGGCGACGTCGAGCGCTCCATCCGGAACGTCATGACCGCGATCGAGCAAGGGATCATCACGGAGACGACGAAGGCGAGGCTCGAGGAGCTCGAGGAGCAGCGCCGGCAGCTTCAGGACCAGATCGAGCGGATTCGCTTCGAGACGCCGGCCCTCTCGAAGGAGCAGGTGATCTACTGGCTCGAGAGGTTCCGGGGCGGTGACGTCACGGATCCGGCGTTTCAATGGAAGGTGATCGAGAACTTCGTGAACGCCGTCTATCTGTACGACGACCGGATCCGGATCGTCTACAATTACACGAAGAACGGAGCGGAGACGGTCGACCTGCCATTCGTCGAAGGCCTCGCGGAGGCCTCCGGCGAGGTGTTCGACTTTGGTGCATCTTGCTCCACCAAAGTTGACTAAAACGAACACCAAGGTCACCCTTTTTATGAGTGGCGGCGTGTTCGTTTTAGTTTGTCCGTTGGACAAGACATAATAAAGCAGAGAGACTATTACCTTGATTTCGAGGTAATAGTCTCTCTTTATTTTTAATAACGAATTACGTTATTTTCTACCAAACTCCTGCGGGTATCTACAATAATCGGTAGAATTTACCGTAAAGGAGCAAAAGGCTATGATAAGGATTTTACTGTCCCGCAAGCTTGGCGAGCTGCGTTGGACGCAGGCCGATCTCGCCCGCGCCACCGGCATAAGAGCATCGACAATCAACGACATGTACCACGAGATTGCCGAGCGAATCAACCTTGAACACCTCGACTTAATTTGTGAAGCTCTCGACTGTGAGCCGACAGACATCATTGTTCGAGTGCCTAACGGGGATGTTCAAACAAAAAACCGTGCTGGCACGGATAAGCAAAAGAGATAGGCTCCCTAAAGCCCCGGGCGGTCGTGCCGCCCGGGGCTTGCTCTACACTCGGTTGTCTAAACTGTTGGACAAGCAACGATGCTTCCTGGGATTAGATTTCTGTACCGTCAGGGAAGCGAAATTTACAAATGAACTCGCAGCCGAGCGCAGCCGCAATATTCTCCAATTCTGCAGCTGTAAACTTACCCGTCTTAATGCGCTGGCCGAGTGCCTGCGAGGAAGTTCCAAGCCTCCGCGCCAATTCAGCCTCTTTAATTTGGGCATATGTTTCAGCCATTTTAATCTTCATTGTGATGTTCACAATGGTTCACCTCCTTCATATAGCAAATATAAACGATTATTTTTCAAAAGTCAATAAAAAATTGAAAAATCAAGAAAAAACTTGAAGAAAAGTATTGACAAATGAAAGGTTTTCGTTTATAATAATAGACAGAAAGGAGGTAAGAGACCGATGGCGAAACAAAAGAAAAGCGGCGACCACGACAAGACGCTCGCAAAGCTGGTCATGATCACCGCAATCCTCAATCTCATCAAGTCGGTTATCGATATAATCGAAAAACTGCTTGAGTAGAGGCGGGGGGAGGGAAACCTCCCCCCACCAAGAGGATAAAACAAATACTCGCCAATGTCAAGAGATATGGAGATAATAATCGACATCGCAATCTTAGTTTTAAGTATTTTCACCATCATCTATATCGCAGGGAGGAAATGAAAATGAAAGCCCCCGGAATCAGGGCCATGACCAGCAAAGAGCTGACAAACAAAATCATCGCGAATCGCATAATTCTTGGAAAGACCACAAACATCAATCTGAAGCGTAAGCTGATCGCCGAAAACCATGAAATGATGACCGAGCTTGACCGCCGGGAAGACAAATAAGGAGGAACACCATGAAGTTCGAGACTATAAACCGCAAGTTCACCGAGGTCGTTTCCGAGTGGATCGGAAAGGGGTACACAATCAACACCGCGACGATGAGCGGACACCAGGGCGAGATTGCAAAGATTGACCTGACCGACGGTAAAGACCTCATCCGCATTCTGCTGGGCCCCGAGAGTGCCCATGAGCACACCGGAGAGGGAAAAGAGACCCGCTTTTACGACTTCGATCTGGTAGCACTGACGGTCGGTAAAGCAACCGGAAGGTTTTTTCCAAACAGCGACAACACATACGGAGATACGATTTGGAACGATAGCCTTGAAGAACTCTACCGGGAAGAGTTTTACCAGATCGGATACCGAAACGGCAGATACTCCAAGTGGTACGGAACCAAGGAGGAAGCTGTCGCCCAGCAGGATAAGCGGTGGGACAGATACCGCAACAGGTGGGAGCCTGAAGGGCGTCCGCTCAATGAGGCCGCCAAAGAGATTGTTCTTCCCTTTATTCGCCGTCAACCCCGCTGCAAGAGCGTCCGCCTCTCAGAGATCGAGAGAGTCACGAAGCACCACATCGAGAGCCGAACCGGCAAGAGGTATGTCAAATACACCATTAAAGCTCGCGGACAGGTCTTTGACCTACACTAAGGAGGCGCAGAATGAAACAGGTAAAGGTTGAATGGTGCGAGAACTTCATCCGGGCCGCTTTTGGAACCAAGCATCACCTTTTCGCAGGAAAGCCGTCAGCCGGGATCGAGGTTAATTGCTTCTGGAAAAAGGCCCAGGCTGCTGGCCTCTGGGAACTGGGCATCTATGGTGGCCCGATGAGCCAGGCTCTTGAAAAACTCACGGTTGTCGAGAGCATTCACAATGAAGAGGGCGATTTCCTCTACAATGTATTCAGGCTGGCGCAGTAAAACGAAATCCCGCCCCGGAGGTCACGAGGGCAGAAAGGAAACGTGATGACCTACAGGGAACACGTCCGGTGGATGAAAAAACAGTGGATTGGAAAGACCGTAAGCTATGAGGGAAAGACCTATAAGGTTGTGGATGTAGATTATAACTGCGCGCTGCTGATAGACAAAAAAGCCGAGTTTACCGAAACCACCGCAGTTGACCCAAGCATGCTGGATTAAATCCTTTGAAGCTGGCCTACCGGCACGACGGGGAGAAAGGACATTACATGAACAGAATCCGCAGAAAGAGCTTGCAGGAGATCATCGACCAGCTGGAGGAGCTGAAATCCAGCCTTGAGGAGCTTAAAGAGGAGGAGGAGGAATACCGCGACGCCATGCCCGAAAACCTCCAGACCTCAGAGCGGTACGAGAAGGCCGAGGAAGCCTGTGACAACATGGACGAGGCCGTAAGCAATCTGGAAGAGGCCATAAGCAACATTGAATCTGCCATTGAATAAGGAGGCCACCATGATAAAGACGATCACACTCACCCATGAGCAGGCCGTCACGCTGACGAGCTTCCTGTTGATGACTACCAACTTCCGCAAGGGTGAGCGCGAGACCTGGGAACGGCTTGCCAATGAAACGGAACCGGATGGAACGCCGAGCTTCAAGAACGCCCCTGGAAACGCCCGGTTCTGGGCCGATATGGAGCAAGAGATAGAGACCATCCGCAAAATCATCGACGACGCCCCGTTGTTGGACGATTGACAAGATACACGCCCCGGAGGTCACGAGGGCAGAAAGGACATAGCATGGAAACAGTTAAATTCACGATCATCGTCATATCGCACGACATGTGCAGAATTGTGCCGCACGACATTCGCAGCAGATTCAAGGAAATTGCCGATGGCGGCTGCATCTGCTCGCTGGATGTGATGATTGCTGAGATGGAGCATATCACGAAAAAATGCGCAGAAATCGGAGTTGCCGCACTTTTTGAGTTGTGATAATAAGCCCTCCCGGCCGGGCAATAGACCTGGAGAAAGGAACAGCCGATGAAATACACCTACACCTTCGACCAGATCCGGGACGTGCCGGCCGAAAATGTTTATCGCCTCTTTGAGTGTTATGAACGCACTATTGAACTTTTCGGGGGCGTTGATCTTGACCGCTATTACACCGCCGACAGCGGTGTAGTGGAGGCACCAGATGAGATTACAGCTTGTGAGCACCTGTTCAGCGCCTACAATACTGACAAAAGACCAGAGGGCTACACCGGCCGCAGCATGAGCGTCAGCGACATAGTCAACCTTTGGGATAACAGCACAGACCCACCGACAAAGTCCACCTGGTTCTGTGACAGCTTTGGATTTAAGAGATTAGAGGAGGATAACAAATGAAAACAGTCGAAGAAGCCAAGCTCCTTATTGAGGGCCTTATGCCGCTGCAGGAGCGGGGCGAAAAGTTTCCTTGTCCCCGTTGCGGCTATGACCGCATGAACGAGAAACTGGTCCGCAACGCCCTGAGCCGGCACGCCCACGTCTATGTCTGTGATGAATGCGGCATGGACGAGGCGATCCGGGACATGGTCGGAAATCCGCTCCCTTTGAACGAATGGAGTATGGCAATCAGCTTTTAAGGAAGGAGACAGCATGAAAGCCTATATCATCGAGTTCATAGAATATCTGCCGGCTGGCGGGAATCACCCCGCCGGCCACATATCCCAGGTGGGGTACAGCACCCTGGAAGCGGCTCAGGCATATGTTGAGGGCAAGCCCGGCCCGTTGGTGGCCGTCACGCCCATGTACTACAAGACTGCAGACGGTAACAAGCAGTACGTCATCCACGACATTCTGATCGAGGACCAGCGCGAGGAGGTATTGCCTCCCGCTACGCCATATGAGCGCACAAAAGCGGCGGTCGCGGCCACGGGGAACAAGTGGGCGATTGAGAATTTCAAGGCTACGCACGAATAGGAGCGCAAAGGCCCGCTGCGTCTCACCTCGCGGCGCTCCTCGGCGTTTCCGGGAGCGAGAATACGGAAACATGACCGGACAAAGGCGGCCCTCAGAGGCCGAATAAACCGCCCGTTTTACACTCTGGTGTATAAAAACAAAAAAGCACCCCCTCAACAGGAGAAATATCCTGTCAAGGGGGTGCTTTCATTTACTGGTGCATGCGCTTACACATCACCAGCACTCTTATCATATCGAGGCTCAAATCCAGGTCGGCGGGTCGGCCATTGCCGTCCTTTTCGCCGCCGTTTCCTTTGAGTATGCCTTTGTCGCAGAGAGACATCATGTCATTTCTCGCCCACTCCGGCATTTCGGATATGCGGTTGAAACGCAACTCTTTAGTTGACTTATCTTCGCCGAGAGTTGACTTTTCGGGCTCCTCAGTTGACTTATTGTCCGTTTTGTCAACTTCCGTCTTCTCTTCCGGCCAATCGGGGTTAACATATCCGAGTATGCTGGGGTCGTCCCGTGTGTAATCCTTCAAAACGACGGCGCCGCCGTTTGGAATAACCTTATCACCGTTGGCGCTGTTGCCCTCAATGGTATAGACCCTTGCAGCGGACACCTTATAGACAATGCCCGTGTGCTGGGGCGCTCCGTTTTTATCGCCAAAGAAGATAATGTCTCCCCTCTTCGGCTCGTATCCGCTCCTGGTGTGCCACCTTCCGAGCTTCTTAAAAGCGGCAATGCCAAGAGAGCATGAAGCGAATTTCGGGATTATATCGCTGGCTCCCGCTTTCATTGCGCACCAGGAAACGAACATAGCACACCAGGCACCGGGGTTTATGCCGTACCATGCGCCGTATTTCGTGTAGTTTGCTTTGCCTACGTTGGAGGTCTTTCCCTCCAGCTGGGCGTTTGAGGCTTTTTCCAAATACCCCACCTCGCCCAAGGCGACATTTATGAGTTTATCAGGTGTCGTCATGCTCTTCCTCCTTCGTCTGTGCTTCGCCGGTTCTATCTATGGATTCACCGACTTTTTCAACGGCCTTTTGGAACCACTTTGGTACCTTCGCGCCCATTTTGGCGGAGTTTTCCATAATTGAGCCCATTTCCGTAATGATATACCACACGGAAACGAGCGGCAGGAATATTCCGGGGTTTTCAATGCCACCGCCTATAACCGGGATATGCGGAAACGCTACTGTGAAAATAACGTCCATAAAGAGCGCCACAAGCACCATGATAATAGTGCCTCCCTTATGAAATAACCCCTGCCGCGCAATGGTGCTCGACCACGTGCCGTTCTTTTTGGCGGCAAGTGTCCCGGAAATGTAGTCAATAGCCATAAGAAAGGCAAGGACTAACATCAGCACTCCCTTCCAGCCCAAAAAATCTGTCAAAGCCGCTGCGATTACGCTTATGCCAATTTTCGCGGCAATCAACTTTTCATTCATAACAGTTTCCTTTCACATAAAAAATTAAGGAGCCGCTTTCGCAGCTCCCCACGGGAATGATATCATTACATCATTTTCGGTATGTAAACCTACATACTAACTTCTGCTGTGCCGGACGAGAACGAAATCGTCCAAGACCTTGCTCCGCAGCTCGTCACAGTCAGCATGCTTCATCAGCCCTAAATACGAGTCCATGACCTGCTGACAGTATTCAAGCGGCAGCTCCCCAGTGGAATAGTGCTCCATCACCCAGGAGAGGTGGCGCTTCATCTGGAGAGACGTGCTTTTCCGCAGCTCGATCCTGTCCGGCGTGACTTTGCGCCCGACAAACTCCACCCGCTCACCGACAGTCATAACAGCCGTTTTGTTGTTGAGCTGTAAGCCGAGCTCCTCACGCAGATAATCATCGACGGCCGTTATTACATCCCATGTCTGCTCTCTGGACGGGCAGAGGATAATCATGTCATCCATATACCGAATATAGTATGGTACCCGCAGTTCCCTCTTGATGTAATGATCGAGGGGAGTGAGCACGACATTTGCCGTCATTTGAGATATGAGAGATCCCACCTGCATTCCGATGCCGGCTATGCGCTCGGCCGTGGTGACGTCGGTGCAATGGAGCGGGAGTCCAAAGGGCCGCCCGTCGCACCTTATGGCCGTTTCCAGGAACCACATCATATCCGCATCGTCCAAAGGGCGTCCCAGCTCCCGGAGCTGCACATCAACCGGTATCCTGAAGAAGAATTTGGCGATGTCCAGCTTGCCGGCATACCAGCCCTTGCGCTTCACCCGCTTCATCCAGCGCTGGAGCTGCTGGACGGCGGACAGCGTGCCCTTGCCCGGTATGCTCCCGTAGCTGTGCTCGTAAAAGCTCTGGCTGTAAATCGGCCAAAGCACCTTATAGGCCGCGCAGTTTATTACGCGGTCGGGGAAAGGGAGCGAATGGATAAGGCGCAGCTTGGGGAAGTATTCGTAGAACGGAAAGAGCCTCCCTGGCCTGTACTCCTTCCACTGGAGCCGGTTTACGCTGTCGATGATGTTTTCTTCGAGGCGGACTGAATAGTCCAGCACTGCCGCCTTGTACCGTTTCTGGCGGCGCGCAAGGAGGTAGCCGTCATACATGTTGTCAAAGGTTGCGAATTGCTCAAACACATGAGAGTGCTTTTCCATTTCGTCGTACCCCCGAAGGCCGCACCTTACAGGCGCCGTGCCGCGCTGGGGAAGCAGCCGGAACGCCGGTATATGCGGCATATCATTTTTCTGCCATAAACATGACTGAGGGAACAGACCCCTTTATCACCGCTGCACTGAGGCAGAGCCCGTAGGCTCTGGGTATCTGGCTTGACGGTAAAGCGGCGCGGAAACCAATGTTGCCGTTGGAGTTCGAGCGAGTGTTGTTGCCGTTGAGGTAGAACACGCCCGCGTTGGCACCGTTGTTGTAGTTGCCACCGGCGTTGAAAAGGCGCGGCGGTCAGTTCCCTATATTAAGTGGCTTTCGGACCGCTGACGGCCTTGATCCATCCACCTAACATCTTTCCGATTTCCACCAGCTTCCCTGACCATACGCTATACTTGTGGCTGTTTATGTATTTGAGGTCGAAGGCGAGACGGACATAAACCTGTATCTTCTCGTTGGTCACGTCCATGTCGTGCAGGGTGGTTTTCTTGTAATACTTCTTTTTCGCCTCGATACACCGCTCCATGAGGACGTCCATATTCCTCTTGATGTCGGCGGCGAGGGTGAACTTCTCGGATTTCGGGAATTGAGCCAGCACTGGCCAGGCGTACAACATCATGTCGTAGATCTTCTGTTGGAGTTTCAAATCCTCTGCCATTTTGCTGCCCCGCTCCCTCGGAAAGTGTTTTGATTATACTCCAGGCAGGGGGCGGGACAGTGTATTTCGTTATAAAATAACGTAATCCGTTATTTCATAAATTTTGCGCGGACCGCGCTGCGCGCGGTAAGGAGACGTTGCCCCGCTATCGCGGGGCAACAGTACACATTAAGCAGAGGGCAGATTTACAAAAGCGGCGCGGAAACCAACGTGGCCGTCGGAGTACGAGCGAGTGTTGCTGCCGCCGAGGTAGAACACGCCCGCGCTGGCACCGTTGCTGTAGTGGCCACCGGCGCTGAAAAGGCGCTCCTCTGCCGCGTTGTTGGCGTAGAGGGCGTCACCGTGGTAATCGGTGGCGGTGGAGCTGTCGGGCAGCAGGCCGAGGGTGTAAAGGAGCTCCTGTGCCGCCGCGCAGACAGTGTTGTCTGCGGTGACGCTGGCGAATGCGCAGTTTCTGGAGCTGTCGGCGCTGCTGCTTATAGTGCCGGTTATCCACTTCCATGCGCTGCTCACATAGTCCAGCTTGAGGCTGTTTGTGGTGGTGCCGAAGCCATTCGGTGTGATAAGGGAACCGTCCGTGCCGTCGATAGCTTTCCACTGCGCGGAGTTCGCGGCCTGGGAGTTGTCGGCGTCGGCAGCGTTGTTGTTGGCGAGGATCTGCAGCTCTCCGTGAACAAGACGGGCGCCGCCCTGCCATTCGGTCACGTTGCCGTTCAGATCCCATATACCGGAAAGGGTGCCGTCGTGGGAGTAGCTTATGGGGCCGGAGCCGGTAGCGATATGGAAGATTTTACCGGCGTCGGCACCGGTGCCGTAGGTCGTCGGGATACCGTCGTAGGTGCTGTCTTCGGAATCCTTGCCGTAGTTGTTGTTGCCCTTCGGCGCGATACCGTGCTTTTTGCACCAGAGAGCAATCGCTTTAAACTCAGCCAGCGTCATCAGGTGCCAGCCTTCGCCTTTGGCCTCGCAAGCCTGGCGGGCGCTGTCAAACGTTATGTTTGTGCCCGGGTCTTCGCACGGCAGGCTGTAGGCTCTGCCGCCCTTGACGATGTTCTGGTACTTGGAAATCCAGATACCGTCAACCTCGGTGCCGTTGATGATGAAAGCCGGGTGTACGCTGTTGCTGCCGCCGGTGATGACGTCAGAAATCTTGAACTTGGGAACATAGACCATGACGGAGGGCAGGCCCTTGTCGTCATAGAGAAGGTCGTTGCCGGGGCATACGGCCTTGAGTGCCAGAGCGGAAAGATCGAAGTTTCCCATGATAATCCTCCTTAAATCTTGGTCTTGTCGTCAATGCTCCACAGGGTGAGCGTGACGTCGTCCATATTGAGGGGCAGAGGCTCGCGGTGGGTCTCGCCGCCCTCCTCGACTTCCTCATACTCGATCGCCGGTATGTCGATCTCGGCGACGTAGTATTTGCCCTCCTTGGTGCCGATGCACAGGTCAAGGTCGCTGTCGTAGCAGATGTCCTTATGTACCGGCTCGTCCTTCTGGAGCTTCTGCAGTTTAAGCGTCAGCTCATCGTCGAAGGTGATTTTGGTACCGTCCACTTCATAGGGGATCTTAGTACCCTCGTTTTTCTCGATTACGATCATGACATGAAACCTCCTTTTACGATGTATCTTACGGTCACAGATTTGGCGCTGCCGTCAAAGGACAGCTTGAAGCCGTTTATGGCCTTGTCGGTGACGTGGATAGCCCCCGGCAGGCCGCCGCTGTATGCGGTGATGATAGCCTCCACGGTGTAGTTGATGGTGTCGCGCGTCTTTGCCAGCGCAACGGTCGCGGCAGAGTTGTTGAAAGGATATGAATCGGTATTTGTGAGGGTCTTGGTGCCGTACTCGGCCGCAATCTCGTTCTCGATCTCGGCCAGTCCTGCGTCAAGCTCACGCTCCTTCTGAAGCTTGTGCTGCAGAAGGATTTGTTCCGCCACATGGGCGTCCTGAATGCCGTCTTCCATGTTGTTGAAGTTCTGCGCGTCCATGTTCGTGCCCTGCTGTATTACATGGCCCTCACCGTCAACGACATGGTCTTTCCAATAGGTCTGGTTATACATGGCTCTGGTTCACCTCCTCCCTAAACTTCGTACAGCGGAAATTCCCACACGGTGAGAATGCCCTGGGTGGCCTTCTTGGTGATGTTCTCCGTGGCCGACAGAGCAAGCGTTCCGTTGTTGTCGTAGATACGCACGGCCGTCACCGTACCCGCAACCTCGTCCGTGGTCATGGTGGTAATACGCAGTTTGTCACCGTCGATCTCCTTGTCGGTGATTTCCGCCGTGTACCAGGTCCCGTTCAGGCAATACCGGAAGTCGGTAAGCCAACGCATCCACCTCGTCCGGGTGCGGTTGAGAAAGGCGTCAGTCAACATCGCGTTTTCCTCCTTGTCAGATAGTGTCGCGGCATACGTCCGTGCCGCAGAATTTATAAGTCACGCATACGGTCGTCCTGTTCGCGAGGCCGCTGTCTGCGTCAACTACAACATCACCCCCGGCGGAAAGGCCGAGGGTTGAGGTTTCCGGAATCGTGCCCGCGGGCTCGAAGTCCTTTATGTATTTCTTTCTTTTCGGCGATGTTGTCACGCCGTAGCGGTAGGTGAGTGCGCTCCTGTAATCCAGATGTGCGGGAATGAGCCTGGAAAGCAGCGTATCGACGTCGTTGAGGTATAAGATCTCTTCCTCGCCGCGCAGATAGTTGATGTGGAGCCGGTTGTCGCCCGGCTCATACTCTGTCGCTCCCGGTGTTCGGTTTATCGGCAGAAGATACACTTCAACGTCACTGCCGGTATAGGCCGAAACGGTCTGCTTGATCATTTCGGCAGACAGCCGTCCATGGCCTACAAAGAAAGTTTTGAGGAGCCTTTTCCGCTCCTCAAGTGTCCTTTGTTTGTAGAGGTGGATATCAAGGAAGTCTTCGAGCGTGCCGACAGCCTCCTCGTCCATGGTGTCGATGAAGCAGTTGTTGAAAACCTTCTCGGCGTTTTCCATGAATTCGTCCAGAGCTGCACCCTGGGCCTTGAGGAGCGCTATCATTTCCACTACGTCATAGTAGTATTTCGGATAATAGGTTATCAGCTCGTCGAAGTTGCTTGCATAGGGGTAGTTAAACAGCATTAAGCGTCACCTCACCCAGCACCGGCACTCCGTCCACCCCGGGCGTGATATTCGCCGTTCCTCCGTTAATGGTGAGGCTGGAGTAGTCCAGAATATCCGCCAGGCCCGCGAGAATGACGCCAACGGCAGAGAGCCGTACTATGAGATCGTTCGCGCTGTCCGTCTGGAGTACCAGTTCCTTAAAATACTTTTGCAATGCGGCCTCGGCGTCATCCGTGGCTGTCTGAACGTCATATCCGGAGGCAAGCTCCACGGAGGCCGCGACGTTGATCGTGACGCTCTTCGCTGCCACAGCTGTAAAGTGAGCGCCTACATTTGCCCGCCCTTCACCGAGGCCGTCGCCCACAACGTAGGTCACGCCGTCCACGGTGGTCGTGTAGCCAAGCTTGGCCGGGTCAACATGCTCCTGGACGGCCGCGACGATAGTGTTGCCGCAGGGGAGTCCCTCGGAGTTTATAAGGACACCCTTGACGGTGTTCGGACCGTTCCACAGCGACAGTATCCTTGCGATACCCACTCCGTCCACTTCCTCGCACCAGACCTTGTAGTGTTGCTTGTTCCCGTTCTCAGCGGGGCCGGAGAGCTTAGCCTGCACTCTCGACCTTAAAGCCTCGTCTGTTTCCTCGTCGGTGCCGTATTCATAAACGGCACCAATAGAGGCGGACGTCAGACCGTCGATGTTGTTTACCGGCACGACCGGCGTGCCGGAAGCTATGAAATTGTGACTGGCGCCCGCTTCCTCGCATTCGAGGTAAAGATTGTTGTTGCTGTCCTCCTTCAGTACGAAGTAAACGCCGTCATAGAAGAATCGTTCGCCCGTGTCGGGCATGTTTCCGGTGTACGAGAAATAATACTGAACAGGTGTTGCGGCATGACGGAAAAGGCCATACTCACCCGCCTTGATGTCCAGGTGTTCGCCGACGGTGGTGGCGAGCTGGGAGAGGAAGAACACAAGATCGAGATCGGTGTAGAGCTTTGCCATGCGAAGCGCACATCCAGAAACGGAGTCGAAGAATATGCTGCCCTCACGGGTGTCTATTCCGCTTGGCGCCAAAGCCAGGTATTTGTCCAGAAGGTACTCGTAAGTATATTTTTCAAACACCCTCTATCACCTCTTTCATTGAGATTTCCCCGAAGACCGTATCGCATTTGAAGGAAATATACACGCTGTTGTCCTCCTGAGTCACGTCAAAATCATAACAGCGGAGGATCCGCGTGTCCGGCAAGAGGGCGTCTTTTATATACGCCTCTATGGTAGCCCTGATAAAGTCCAGGGAGGCGTTTCCGGCTATATACGACCGCTCTATCTCGCTTCCGTACTGATTGCTGTATATGAGGCACTTCCAGCGCGGTGTTATTATTGCTTTTCGTATTGCCTGCCGGACCGCTTCTTTGCCGTCGATTTTGCCGACGATTCTGCCCGTGTTCAGGTCGAGTTTATAGGTCAGGGACGGTGCCTCCTTGGCCTCCTCAAACGTTTCTACAGGCAACTCCAGGAAATTCACGGCGGCCACTATCCTGCAACGCGGCCGAGGGCGAAATACTTTTTGCCGTTCTGCACCGCCAGCAGGTGAAGCTCGTCCCCTTTCCGCAGTCCGTTATATACCGTCATAGTTACCTCCGTATGGCTGTGTAAACCGTTGCCGGTGTACTGAGAGTGAGCGCCGGAGCTCGGTATCGTCACCGTAACGGTGTGATCCGTCAGGTGCTTGGGTATTACCGTAGCCGCGGCGCCGATTATCAGCTTCTCGTCGTTTTTGATTTGGATTTTCAGAGGGGTGATAGAGATTACCGTCCCCTGCACCAGCGCACAGGCCGGTGGTATTATGCCCTGGAAAAGTCCTTTCAAACTGAGAGCTTCGTCCGTATTCATCCGCTGCCTCCTTCCTATGCTTCGCTCAGATAGCCGCCGTATGACCACCCTGTAAGCCCGTTGGCCGTGCCGTGTATCCAGCCGTCGCTTTCCTGCCCATCTCCGGAGAATGATGTACCGTAGGGCAGAACGCCGAGGGAGGCGCAGTCTGTTCCGGCACCGCTTCTGATGTGCAGGCCGGATTTGGCAACTACCACATACCTTTTACCGCCGCTCTGGACTTGCGTTCCGGTACCAGCTCCCACGTCGCTGGCTACGTTCAGCTTTAGGTTCATGGTGTGCTTGTTGCCCTCGAAGACGTGAGTGTCCTCGTCCACATAGAAAGTGCGGGAGAGTCCCAGGTGCGGGATGTTGACAAAAACACCCACGCCGGAGATTACTTCCTTTATACCCAGGGCGTCGAGGGTAAGCGTGTTTTCCACAACGGCTTTTTCGGCGCATATCGACTTGGCCAGCGCCGTAAGCTGCGCCTGTGTAAGCGTTTCATCCGGCTGTTCTATGTCTTGGAACATGCCGATCTTTTCCTCCAGCGCCGTGTCGGAGGCCTCCGCCAGAACGGTGCCCTCGTTGGAAACCAGCTTTATACGGGTTCTGGTCTTCTCAATGCTTTTGCTCAGACTGTAATCTATGAGGTTGGAGGTAGGCTCGATCACCCATTGCAGGATATTTTCCCTCCGGGTGAGCAGGCTTATCTTCCCCTTTGAGCTGGCTATGTAATGCCTGACCTGTGCGTTTTTGTAATCGAGGTTCAGCGCGTCGGCTATGGCGTCAAAGGCAGAAGTTTTACTCTTTGTCAGCTCCGGGATGACGTAAGAGCAGGAAGCCACCGTGCCGACGGGCAGACCGAAACGGGACATAACATCCCGGAAGACCTCGTCGGCAGTCTTGTTTTCGTAGCAAAAGGTGTCCTTGTTGTTGGCGAGGTATATCCCGTTGTCGTAGGCAGTCACGGTCATCAGCTTTTTACCGGTCTGCCCGGTGGACATGACAATGCCTCGGAAAACCTCGTCGCCGTCCACAAGGAAAACGACCTGGTGACCGTCCTCAACGGTAATGCCGGAGCGGTAATGCTTGGCGCCGTCGTCGTCTATGAGCTTCGCTGCTACGCTTCGCGCCGCGCTGCCCTTTCGCCCCTTCCACTTTATCTGCTGGCAGAGATTCGTGATGTCGGTCCCGGAGGAGCCGGATTTGAACAGCAAAAGCTGATACTTTGCTATTTCACCCACCCCCTTAGCTTGGAATCGTAAATATCTGCCCCGGGTATATTAGATTGGGGTTTGAAATCTTGTCCCTGTTTGCGTCATATATCTTGGTCCACAGGGAGCCGTCGCCGTAGAGGGTCTTGGCGATCTTGTACAGGTTGTCTCCGCTTTTAACGGTGTAGGTCTGCGGCGTCTCCGTGTTGTCCACCCTGGGGCTGTCGTTCTGCTTTGGGACGGTGGCCCGCTGCTCATCGAGGCTTACCGTTACGGTCCGGGCTCCAAGCTCCGTGTAACGCTTCAGCTCTATCGAATACTGGATAGTACCGACGTCGCCGCCTTCCTCGGAGTAGGTGAAACCCTCTATGGTGTAGTAGTCGCAGATACCGCAGGCCGTCGAGACAAAATAGACCGGCTCTTCGCTGTTCTTCCAGGCGTTGAGCTGCTTAACGTAGCTCATAGGCTCCTGCAGGCTCCCCTTTACGCCAGGAAATGACGCCGCGGGAAAAAAGCATTTCCATGTCACTCTGTCCGCTGCGGGCTTCTGGATGATCGTCACCTCGCCTATCCCGGTGAGGTTTACGGTGTCGTTGTTGCCGTTCCTGCGGACCTCGATCTTATCAGGATGAACGGGGAATTGGAGCTTGACGGTGGAGCCGTTGGCGGTCATCCACATCTGATAATTAGTAATCATAGCTCAAATCCCCCTCCTCGAAGATCTCCTCCTGGATGATACCCGCAAGCACGGGCTTAAGGTTCTCTTGCAGGAGCTCCAGCACCGTTTCTCTGTCCATACCGGCGCTGACCTTGATGGCGCCGCTGCCGGTGATGTCGAGATAGATATGCCGGGTATCTTCCGAGCTGCCTCCGCGAAGACCGCCGGAAGGCTGTCCCTCCCGATAGTCGTCAGGCTCTCCGACAGTCCTGAAAGGCGCTGCCTCCGTGTCCTCGGTGTCATAAATCCGGGTCTTTCCGCCGATCCTTTCCATAAAGTCCGGGGCGAAAGAAATGATGGTCTTGTTCCCGCTGTCGGGCATGACTTCCGGCTCGGCGCGCTCGGACAACACCTCCGACTGCCGACCCATGTCGTAGAAGTAGTCTGTATCATAGGTCCGGTCATAGCTCGTGGTGATAGTGTCGCCGTAGCTGATGTCGCCCACCTGAGACAAGGGGCTTGCCCCCGCAGCGTTGCCTATGAGGTTTTTCGTTTCCTCGTTGGTATAGACCTTCGCGCCCTGCTCTCCGACGATGAGCTCAGGCCCGTTCAGGCCGGCAAAGAAGTATTCCGGCTTGGAGTAAGAGCCTGCCGCTCTGCGTATGAGTTCCGGGCCTTCCTCGCCGGCGACAAAGACGTTCTCGGCATAGTCGGTGCCTTTGGCGTGGCCGGGAGCCGGCGCATTCAGATTGACACTTATGTTGCCGCTGGCGCTGGACAGCGCCGCCGACACTCTGTCCGCTACGCGCTGTGCTGCGGCCACCGCCGAATCGCCCTTCCTCTCGATCTCGTCTATATACGCCTGGAAGGTATCGCTCGCGGCCGCTTCCGCTTCATCAGAGAGGTCAAGGCCTTCCACTACTTCATCGAACTTATCACTGAGATCATCCAGCTTAGAGTAAAAGTCCACCTGCCAATCGGCGACGGAGTCAGCGGCCTCCTGCTGCTTTGTCTGCACATCACCGAGAGTAGTGGCGAGCTGTGCGACAGCCTCCTCATGCCCGGCATTGATGTCCTTGACCATGCTCGCGGCCAGCCCGGCGGCCTCTTCGGTACCGCTCTGGACATAGGCCATAAGCGCCTCATAGTTTTCCTGTGTGACGCCAAGGTCCTCTGCGGAGACGGCCTTCAGAGCTTCGATGTTGGCAAGGTAGTTGTTCCAGTAGGCAAGTTGGCTGTCAAGGGCCTTTTGGGCGTTCTCAACAGTGGCGTCGGCGCTGGTCTGGGCTTCGTCAAAGAGGCCGAATTGCCCGTTAAAGCTTTCAAGCGCCGCGTTATAGGCATCGTCGTATGCCTGGCAGAGCTTGTCGATCTCACCCTTGACACTCTGGAAAGCGGAGGCGGCGGCCTCTTCATAGTCGCTGGTAGCGGCTTCGGTCTCCTGAAGACTATCGGCAAGACTGTCTGCGCCCTCCGACGAGGCTATAAGCTGTTCTATGAACGCCTCTGTCTGTTCGGAAGAATACCCAAGTTCTTCACAGTATGTCCGAATATTGCTTATCAGGTCGGTATAGTGCTGTTTGGCCTCTCCCAACCGAATTGACGTCAGTTCATAAGTTTCGCGGGCGTTTGCGTAAGCAATGTTCGCTGCGGAGTCAAAGGGAGATATAGTCCCTGCATATTCCTGCTTCTTATTCCAAGACAACAGCACTTCGTCAGCTGCTTCTGAAACTTTCTGCCGGGCAGTATCAAACTCGGCAATGGCTGAAACAAGGGCGTCGGTGGCCGCCTGCTTCTTCTGCTGTTCCGCAATCTTCTGGATATAGTCGTAGAGGTCGGGAACGGACATGGACAGCTTGCCGGTAGTCTCGTCGATGGTGAGACCGAGGCCTTCGTAGGAGCTGTTGAGCTTATCCACAATGCCCCGCATGACGTCAAGGTTGGCGCCGGTGTCGTCCGTCTGTCCGGCCAGAACAAAGAGCTGGCTTATAAGCCGCGTAGAGCCTGTTTCGAGGCTGTTCGCGTCGGTTATGGCGTCCTCATAGCTCTGGTGAATGCCGGAAATCGCTTCGCCGGTGGCGTTGATTTCCTCGATTAGCTTGCCGAGGGTTTTGCCTGTCCCGCCGTATGCTTCCTCGAGGCGGGAGATTTTGAGAGCCAGCTCCCCGGCCTCGCCTAAAAGACTGCCGGATCTGGCGCAGGCTTCCTCATACTGGGCGTTGAGTTCGGCAAGCTCCTTTTCCTGTTCCTGAGAAGCATAAGTGAGTCTCTCTGTGGCGTCCTCCGCGTCGCTGCTCATGGCGATGAAAGCGACGCCGGCTGCAACTACGGCGCCGATAGCGACAGCCGCCCAGCCGATAGGCCCGAGGGCCGCGGTAAACGCCGTGCCAAAGGCGGCGACAGCCGGTATGGCAGCCAATGCCTTTATGCCGGCAAGGGCGATCGCTCCGGCTACGACGCCGATCCCGATGGCCAGGGACGAAGCCGCCTTGACAACCTTCGGATGTTCATCAATGAACTCCGCTATGCCGTTCAGGATTTCAGCCTTCGCGTTGTAGTATTTTTCAAGAAGCGGGTTTATCGTAGTGCCATAGGCGATACTTACCTGCTCCATGGAGTTTATCATCCTCTGGTGAGCAAACTCCGTCGTGTCCGCCATGACTTTGTATGATTCTTCCGTCGCACCGGCAGAGTTTTCAACCGCCTGCAGGTTCTCATTGAACTGTTCAAGGCCCTGGTTGATGATAGCCGCTGCCGCCATGCCTGCCGTTGTGCTTCCCCACAGGTTCATAAATGCCTCGGTGTCACCGTTCACGCTGTCGTACAGGACACCCAGCACATCGGCAAGGCTCTCGCCCTGTTCCATGAGCTGGCCGAAGGTCTTTCCGGTGGTCTCCTGGAGGATAACGGAAACGTCGCTGCCGGCATTGCCTAATTCCGACAGCATTCCGCTGATATAGGTCGTGGACATGGCCGTGTTGATACCGGCCTTGGTGGTGGAGATATACGCCGCTTCGAGATTTCCGAGAGATACGTTATAGCCGGAGGCCACGGCAATGGCGCGGCCCATTTGCTGGGACAGCTCTGCCACGGTGGTAACGCCGAGATTCTGCACCATGATAAGACTGTCGGAGATCTCCGTCGCCGAGCCTGCCGCCTCTCCGTAGGAGTTCATGGTAGTGGAAAGCACGGACAGGGCGGAGGTAGTATCGGTGAATCCTGCCACGGCCAATTTGCTGGCCGCTCCCGCATTGTAAACCGCATCCTCAACTGCCGAGCCTGCGGAAATAGCGTTATAGGATACCGTTGCGAGGCCGGACGCCGCCTGCCCCGTTTCCCGGGACAAGGCGCTGATATCGCCTGTGAGGTAGCTTATTTGATTGCCGCCGGCTATCGTTTGGAGCTGGGCGATAGACGTCTCAAAGCGTTCAGCCTTGCCGGCTGCTTCAAGAGCCTTTTCTCCAATCTCCTCTAAAATCTTAACGATACCGGCAGAGGCCAAAGCGCCAGACAGAGCCTGTATGGAATTCATGCCGTTCTCGCCCAGGTCCTCCAGATCGTCGGAGGCTTCCTCGGCGGCTTCGCCGGCATCTTCGGCAGCTTCTGCCAGCTTTCCGGAGGCGTCAGCAGCTTCACGAGCTGATTGGGCGGCTTCGTCTATTGAGTCGGTCCAATCCTCCGTCTGCGGCGCCGCTGCGCTCGCGGACTGAGATACGTTGTTCATGGCACCGGCAAGCTTGTCGCCGACCGATGATGCCCCGGCCGATGTTCTGTCAAAGGCTTCGACAGACTTGGCTACTCCGTCAACGCTACGGACCGCTCCGGAGGCGGTTCCGTCTATTCTGGAAAGCGCGTCATTAACGGACTGGCCAGAGCTCTGCCATGAGCGCAGCATGTTATTGCCCGTACTGCCCATTTGAGCCATTTTGTTACTCATATTGTCTATGAGCTTAAAAGTCGCGGTCAGATTAGCCATTTGTTACGCGCCTCCTTTCTTGAATGGTCTCCATGTGTCCCGCCTCACCGGGGTTTTAGCCTCGGTCATTTCGCTGGCGATGTAAAACAACTTCATACGGCGGGGCATGGCCTCAAATTCCTCCGGTCGAAGGTTGTGCCGCTGCCAAAGGCGGTGAGCCCAATAGGCGTCAGAGCCCTCGGCGGCAATCAGTTTTTTGCGTCTTTAATATCCTCTTCGTCTTCGAGCTCGTCGGCACCGAGGCCAAGAGCCTGCATGACGATTTTGGTAACGTGCTGATACTCGTCCGCTCGCGGAAATACGTGCAGGGGCATATCCGTGACGTCCACGCAGTTGTAGTGCTTCATCAGCTCCGGGTCTTTCAGGTTGGGATACAACAGAGCCTCCACAATCATGTGCCGTGAGGCACGGGCATTGTCGCGCTCGGTCTCCCAGACGACCTCATTGTTCAGCACCAGTGGATTGCCTTTTTTGTCGCGGGCTGCCCGGTGAACGCGATAGGCGTCGTTGATTTTCATGATTTCGGACTGGGTAAGCACTTTGATTTCAAAGTCTATGACCTTGCCCTCTTCGTCCTTGAAGGTCTCCGGACCGGGGACGATAACGGTTTTGGGCGTAGTGTCGCGCATGAAATATTTAAGGCTCTTATTGGCCATGATTAACCTCCTAAAAAGTGTCCGCTGCGGAAAAGCAGCGATTATTGATAAAAGGCAGCAAAAGACAGCCCCGGAAGCCCCGGGGCTGTTCTGCATAGGGGATTATGCGAAGTCTTTTGCGTTGAAAGAGATCTGGTCGTCCACGATGTCACCGTTGGAATCGAGGCGGGTCAGAGGAAGATTGCCGGTGAGGACACACCCGACAGCTGTAACGACATTGGTGCCGTTGGCCTCGTAGTAGTCGCTGTTCTCGTCGTTCATGACGCCCTGAATGGTCATCTCGGGCGTCTTGCCGGTAGTCTTGTACTCTCTGATTTTCTGCTCCAGCCAGTTGGTGGAGCGGCGGCGGGTGATGGTGCCGGTTATGGTGTAGCCCGTCCAGCGGGAGGACGGAGTACGCTCGCCGAGCTGCCTGCCCGTCCACACGTCAGGCGTAAAGGTTATTTCACAGGTGACGCTGTCCAGAACCTCCACGCCGTCGATGAAGACCTTGCCCTCTTTAAGAGAAATGGGGCTCTTGTTGTACTGCATAACGCTCATGCGCTTTTACCCTCCTATCTGGTCGCCACGGAGAAGTACAGCTTCTCCGAGCTGTCCACGGGCTCCAGGCCGACGTTGAAGAAAGTCTGGTCGCCGGTGCTGTTTTCCTCGTCGATCACGAAGTCGTGCTCGTAGTCAATGTTCTTAATAGCTCCTACGCCGCCGTCAGACCTGGGGCCGAAGAGCTTCAGAATGCTGTTGCCTACGCCCTTCATGATCGCCCAGCCGTCCGGGTCGTTGCTGTACTTGTTGGGCGGGAAATTGCGCTGGATAGCTTCCTGGAAGGTGTCGAACACGCGGATGACGCGGTTCTTGCTGTAATGCACGCCCTTCTTGGCGGTAAAGGTCTTGAGGGAGTTGATGTCATACTCAACGATGACGTCGCCGCTCTCGCTGGCGGAGAAGAAGAACTCGCCGTTCATGATTGCGGTCTCGGCAGCCTCGTGGGTTTTGAGGCCGACAACGCCGGTGGCGCTGTCCACGACCTTGTAGGTGTTGGACTCCACGTTGCTGGCGCCGGCGGTAATACCGGCTACGAAGGCGCAGGCCTCGGCAGTGGTCAGGTTGTAATCGCCCAGCGCGTAGCTGTTGGTGACGTTGATGATACCCTCGTAGTCGCCGGCATAGTTCGGGCAGACCGCCTGTACACCGCGTCCGACCTGAGACCGCAGATACTTGATCTTGGTCTTGCAGGCCGCCTGCAGGGTGGCGTCGGTGAAATGGAAGCACATCGTGTTGAACGCAACGCCCTCGGAGGCGTCCAGGAAGTCGGTCACGTTGGAATTGGTAGTCGTGCCGGAGCTGCCTCCGGAGAGAGAAACGCCGGCTACTGCCACAAGCGCAGAACTGCCGGTGCTGTAAGCGAAGTCTATCCACTTGGAATCGGCAAGATCGGTAACGGCGGTAACACGCTCATGGGTCTCGACGATGCTGCCGTCAAGAGAGATCTCCACGTCAAAACCCCCGGCGGGATTGGTGATGATAGCGTAAGAGAGCTTATTGCCCCTTGCGCCCTTATATTTTGCTGTGCCGGTCACACCGCCGCCCGTACCGCTGGCTTTCGCGGTGCCGTCCGTGCAGATGTAGGCGATAACACGGTAGGCGCCCTTGAAAGCCTCTCTTATGAGAAGCATGTTGTTCGCGGGGTCTCCGGTATCGGTGACGCTGTAACCGAGGTACGGCTTTGCCGCGTCGAGAGAGCCGGCAGTAATGCTGATAAACACGCCGGAGGGACCGTAATCGGTATTCGGAAGGGGAACGAGAACGGTGCCGCGAGAATTGCCGGCAACGAGAGAAACATTGTCGTCCTCGAAATTCACATAGTTTCCGGGGCGTACCTTGCCCACGGTTTTGTCAAAATTTCCTCCCGCCATGGTTTACTTTGCCTCCTTTTCTTTCCATTCGGAAATGATTTTCCTGACCTCCTCGACGGTGTATTCACCATTGAGGCCGGTCGTCGCGCCTACGAACGTACTGGTCGGCACGTCGAACAGCTCGTAGGCAAATCTCTGGAGCTGGGAAACAGGGAACTTCTGCTCCTTTTCAACCGGCTCCGCTTCGATGTTTTTATTGGCCACTGTGATTCCTCCTTGTTAGTCATAGACAAGGGTGCCGCAGTAGACATCGTCTGCTGCGGCAACAAAGTCATTTATTAAAGTGCTGTTGTCCGGCGTGGTGGTGACAGCGAAGATTTTGCCGATAATGTAATCATCGGGCTTGATTGGGCCTCCACCTCCGTCACCTCCCGAGCCGCCTCCGCCGATGGGGACGATCCTCGGGTCAATGTCCTCAAAATTGGTATAGGTGCCGGGGCGAACCTTTCCGGCGTCCTTTACGAATGTTCCTCCTGCCATTATTCGTCCTCCTCCGTTCCGTCTTCTTCGTCGTTGTCGACGACAATCTCCGTGCCGTCCGTCTTGTCCGTGATGGTGGAAATCCAGTGCTGCATGAGCTCCGAATCCGGCGCGTCATACGGCCTGCGGCTGGCAAATCGTATCGTCAGCTGTACCACACCGTCGTCTATCGGCTTCAACGCCACCTCCGCAAGGCGAATACCTCTTATGCCCTCTGTGAGATACTCACCGTCTTCGTCTATCAGCGGTATGAGGTTCCTAGCCTTCTTTATGGCCTCCAGGGCGTCACGCGCGATCTTGTGCGCCGCCTGGGTAGTCGTGTGAAAGAATTTCAGATACCAGACGTAATCCAGCCGATATGTCCTGAATGTCTCTCCGGACGAGTCGATTTCAGGCGTCGGGAAGAACACGGCGGGGAATACGAAGTCTTCCGGGACATTCCAGTAATACGGGGTCGGGTTTCCGGATGCGGCAAGAACGAACATGATGATACTGGCAAGCTCCTGCTCTATCATTTTTCAACCTCCAAAGTATCGGTCTATCCACTCCTGCAGCTTCCTGTCCAGCAGCTTGGGAAAAGTCTTTTCAAGTATCCTGAGGCCGCTTTCCCAGTAATGGGAGCCCTCCACCCAATGCTGTTTCAGCAACATTCCCTCCTTGGAGGAGGGGTCGTAGGTGAAGCGGTCACCGTTCCAATGACCCGGCACCCATCGGGCCGCCGTCCCTTTAGGATTCGTCCAGTGGCCGTCGTTGGCGTAGGACGCATAATCAACGGTGGTGCCTACCTCAAGGGTAAGGCCGCCGTCCTCCAGCTTCCAGACGCCATTGTCACCACCCAGCGCAAAGCTTCTCAGCAGCAGGCGGGTGTCCATAACCTTGAGGCGGATAATCTCGTCGTGCATGATTCTAAGAAAATCGTAGCCGACCGCCTCCAGGAATGATGACAGCTCACGCTTGAAATCTCCCTTCGCGGCGGTACCGAGCTTTTCAAAAAACTCATTGAGCTCGGAGAGATCCATGTCGATATGAGTAACCATCAAAGCGGCCTCTGGGCGTCAACACGCTTGACGTAAACGAATTTGTGATGTCCGCGGATATTGCGCGGCACCTCCGCCGTAAAGACAAGGCCCGTGTCGTTCCACACGATCCTGTCGTTCAATCGAACATCTGTTCCCACGGGAAGCGTCAGCTTGATTTTGGCGTCCAGCATGTTCGCCGGCTCAGTCTGCGTGACCGTCACCGTTGCCGCCTTCACGCCGAAGTGACAGCTTACGCCTTCCTCGTCCGGCACAGTCGGGTAAGAGTGGGAGGGAGAAGCGGGCAGCGCATAGCCCGGAGAGGCAGACGATGTCTGGAGGTGAAAGATATTGCAGGTATGGTCGAAAAAGTCTGTAATCACGCTGTTCACCCTCTCACAGCTTGCGGAGCTTCATCGTAACGCCATTCTTCGGCGCCGCAATGACGTAGCCGTCGAGCAGCGGGCCAAGTCCAAGCGTTTCGACAAGTGAGCCTTCGGAGGCCGTATAGGAGTAATCGTCGAAGGTCTCCGATTTCATGCCGCCGGTCCCCTTAACGGATCCGACGCCGTAATTCTCCGCAAGAAGAATGACGGCGGTCTTTACCTCTTCCGGGATCGTCGGGTACTTCTCTGACGGAAAGGTGTTATTGGTATAGGCTTTTACGTAGGCCTCTGCGCGTGATATATCCACGGCCAGCTTTGTGTCTGCTCTCGCCGCAATTTCAGGACGGTCGCTGTACGCTTTTACTTCCGCAGGAGTAACCCATGGGCTTTCAGCCATAACGCCGCCCTCCTTCCGTTAGGAGTTCACCTCGGGAATGCCGACGGCAAAGACGTACAGCTCTGCCACACCTGCGGTGAAGGTGCCGGTGCCGGTGAGCTTGGCGTAGATTTTGTCGCCCTTCTCAATTTCAGAGAAGAGCTGTTTGGTGTAGGCTCCGGCGGTGCCCTCGGTGATGTCTCCGGCGGCGAGGAAAGCGTCGTCATCGTCCGCGGTGCCGTAAATCAGCACGGGAGAAGTGGCCCCGGCAAAGGCAGTCTCTACCACGGCCACAACGCGGGTGATGACGCAATCGTGGGGAATGGTGAAGATAGCCTTGCCGTCACCGATACCGGTGTCGTTGTATTTGACGGTGCCGGCATGAAGCAGCTGCTCTACGCCGCACACGCCGAGATCGTTACCCTGAACTTTCATTGTTTTTTCTCCTTTCAGTTATTCATGCTGCAGGTCTATCATGGTGTAGCTGCCGCCGTAGAAGACGCTGATAGCACCAAGGAGGTCTGTCTTGGTCTTGCATTTGTCCACATCGATTTCACGCTCTTTCGCGTAGTCGATAAGCTCCTGCTTGGTCATGGCGGCAAGCGTTTCAAAGTCCGGAGCGGCGGCGGGCTCCGAATCGTCCTCCGACGTCTCGGAGAAAGTATCCGTGACCTCGGCGTCCTGCTCCTCGTCCGGAGTGACTTCGTTCTGCTCGTCCTGTGCGTCCTGTTCGGCCGCTTCGGTATCCTCCTCGTCCGGAGTGACGGTGTCCGCTTCGGTGGCCTCGACCAACTCAAAATAGCCGGATTCGATAGCGGACATGGCGGCGGTCACATCTTCGGTAAAAACGTCAGGCTTTTCCCTCGTCGCTGTTACGGCGCCGTGGTATGAAAGAGCCTTAATCAGTTTGAGGTGGTACATCACAGTCCTCCTTTATGCGGCCAGGCCGCTGATGATAGCCGTGGCGTCGAGCTCCTCGATGATCGGGTCGTAATCATAGTGAATCACATAGAAGCGCTTGTCCTGCATGATGGCTTCCTTGCCCTCGGTGGTCTTGCGGATCTGCACAGCGTAAGTGTTCACAACGATGAGGTTCTTCGGGTCGGTCAGGAGGACCTTGGTGTTCGTCAGTCTGGGGCACTGTACGATGGGGATACCGGCAGGGCCTTTGTATACGCTTTCGGGCACGGCGCCGCCATTGCTGATGACCTGGTTCAGGAGGTATTTCTCCCAATCCTGGGCGAGCTTCGGGCTCATGAGCCAGCGGAGCTTGCCGTTGTTGTATTTGTTCGGTAGAGACTGCATGGTGGCATACAGGAGATCGAGGCTCATGGAGCCGTTGTAGGGGCTCTGGGAAGCGTCGACGACATGGCCGCCGTTGGAGATCTGCTTGATCCAGCCGTCGTTGATTTTGAGGAAGTCGTAGTCCGGATCGGTGGACGCCGTAGAGGTGTCGCCGTTGAGATACAGGTCCTCGTTGTCAACGCCCATCTGCTCGGTCATGAGGTTGGCGACGATAGTCTCGAAGTTCTCGCCTTCGATGTTCTCGCGCAGGGTCTCCTCGGTGATCTCCCAGGGCAGACGGACAGCGGTGCAGGCGTACTCGAGCTTGGAGGTGGTGGGGCTTGCACGGTAGCCGTCGTCGGTGTTCTCGATCTTCTTGCGGACTATTCTCTTGGCGATACCGATCTTGTCGATCTCGCCGGTCTTCGAGGTGCGCAGTTCGTGGCGCACCAGCGGGCTGAGATTGGTGGCCTCAAAGGTCTGCTTCAGGAACTTTCTCGCCTGCTCCTTGCTGAGCAGACCGCCGCCGCTGAGAGAAGCGGTGTCTATCGCGGCAGCCTTTCTGACAATGGCACGATTGGAAATAGGCATTTTTTATCCTCCTTTTGTTGTCTCTGTGGCAGTCCTTACAGAATGCCGTGCAGATAGTGGGTCTCTTCCTTCTGCTTCTCAACCGGCTTTTCGTCGTTCAGGTTCTGAGGCATACGAAAAGCCTTGAGCAGGGGAGCCATTGCGTCAGCAACGACCTGCTCAAGTTCTGCCTTGGTGACGGGCGCGTCCGGATCCGGCTCCTCCTCGATAATGCCGGCTGTAACAAGCGCCTTGGTGACGGCCTTTTCGACCATGGCCTCGAGGTCAGGCGCGGCCGCTTCCGGAGCGGAAGTGGATTCGGGTGCTGCGGGCTGCGCGGGTGCGGGCGTCTCTTTGGGGGCGGCCTTGATAATGCCGGCCTCGGTCAGCGCCTTGGTGATGGCCTCAGTTACAAAGGCCTCGGTTTCTGCTCTGTTCATTTCTTTATCATCCTCCTTGGTGATGGTTTCGCCTTCTCCGTCTCCGTCGCCCTCGTTCTCTTCAAACGAGGCCTTAAAGTCGGAAAGAGCCTGACAGATTTCGTCCAGCTTGGCCTTGTTGGTGCTGGACATTTTTTTACCCGCCTTGATGACGGGCAGGGAAACGGCCTTTACAATGGCCGTATCCGGTTCTGAAAGAATGGTGGTGACTATGCTGTTGAAGTCCGCCAGGGCTTCTTTAATGGTTGCCTCGTCGGCGGTAAACACGTAGCAGTCGGTTGACCAGTTATAGCGGTAGAGCACATCTTCCAGCGCCCACATCGCGTCCCAGAACTGATCTGCTTTTGCGTTTGCCTTGAAGCGATCCATGACCTCGCCCTTTTCCACCACGTCGAGGTTGAAGAACTTGGCCAAGCGTTTGAACAAGTTCTTCTGTTCGGCGGTATCGCCGCCCGTTTTGGTTACATCGTCCAAGTCGATATCCTCCTTGCTGTATTTGCCGACGCCGCCCATGGAGAAGCCTGTAAGCTCACCTTTCTCCACAGCCTGCCAGACGTCGTCGTTGGTACACTTGACCGTAATTAGCCACGTCCCCTTTTTCACAGGCGTGTCGCCTACGGTGAGGTCGCTGGGGGCGACATAACTCTCAACGACGGACAGGCCCTCGACGCTTTCAAAGCTGTGCTGAATGTCAACACTGTCGCCATTCTCGGCGAACCAGTAGGCCGCTTTCTGTATCTCTTCCGCGGTCATAAAGTCCCCGTGGGCGTCTTCGACCATGGGCTCATAGACAACTCCGGTAATGTAGTGGGTATTGCTGTCGAACTTGAGGATCTTGCTGTATGTGGAAAACTGAGCCAATCCGTCAGTCTGCTTGGTGATAAGGAATCGCCATTGATTAGCGGCTTTATCAACGAGGCTGACATACCCAATTTTCGCGTCAGAAATTGCGGTTGCTTTCTGCACCTTGCTCACTCGATTCACCCCCTTTCTTTGGTGAATAACAAAAAGCAGCCGTTTCCGACTGCTCTTTTACGAAATTTGCCCCGCTCTGGCCTCTCAGCGCATACAGCGCGGCGAGAAGGCGCCGGGGTAATGGTTCTCTATCCCCCGGGGAGCGTGTGGCGCTCTGAGGGGCTCTGAGAGCCTCGCTTATGCCCAAAAGAAAATGAGTTTAACTATCAGAGACCGAAAAGTTAAACTCGTTTTTCATTTGGCGCCTTTTAAGGCTGTTATTCGATTCCGGCTTTAGCTCTGTTCGCCGCGTCGATGGCGGCAAGCTCAGCCTCCCATTCGGCGTCCATGGCGTCGATAGCCTCCTGCTGGAGCGCCTGGCGCTCTTCAAGGCTCATGCCTAAAATGCTCGGGTCGACAACGTCTTCGCTTATGCAATGGCAGTTGATACTTTCGGAGGCCGGCAATATCGGGTCGATCGGGTACATGGGATAGTAGATTACTCCGTCCCGGCCTTGGAGCGTAAAGCGTTCAGCTTTGCCAACCGTTTGGCCGTCCATGGCGACGTGGTTTTCCCGAGGCTCGTTCCGGTAGCTGCCTGTATGCCGCCACATTTTGTGGGTGACGACCGGGCTCTGCATGGTCGCCTCCTGGTGGGCGACGTTATGAGCTCTCAGGACCTCGGTGAGACTTACCCGCCGTGCCTTGTAGTATTCATCGCGGATACCGCTGTCGAGGATGTTTTGAGCAAACTCGGCGATACCGTCGCCGTTGGCAAGGCCGGTTTCAAGGATAGCCTCTATCTCCGTGTGGCTGTTGAGCTGCATGAGCTCCGCGAGCTGACCGCTCCACTCCTCGATCCAGCCCAGGGTGAGATTGCTTATCCTGTCGGCGGCAAGCTCGCTGTCCGTCTGCTTCAGGTATGTATCGACAAGACCGGGCATGAGCTCCGAGAAGCGGTTTTTGAATATCTCTTTCAGCTTGACCGCCAGCTTGTCGTTCTCCTTCAGGCTCGGCCAGATGTCACGCGCAAAGGTCTGGAGATCTCCGGCCTCCGCGATGGCGGCGTTGAAGAGCTCCGTTTCCTCAATAAGAGCAGCTGCTACGTCTCCCTCCAGGGCGCTGATAGCGTCAATCGTTTTGCCGGCCTCGGCAAAACCTGCCTCCGCCAGCTCGTCCTTTAGGTCGCCTTCCGCCTTTTCAATAAAGGCGTCAATGGCCTTGAGCAGCTTCCCGCAGTCACACCGCTTCATTGTCGCCCTCCTGCATTTTCAGCAGTACGGCCTTGACCTCTTTCATGACAGCGACAACGGCGTCGTCATTGTGCGAGGCCGCTTTCTGTATCTGGCCGGTGAGCTGTGAGAGGATGTCCGCCATAGGCATGGCGGGCTCCTGTGGATTAAGGGAGGCTATGAGATCTTTCGCGGCTATGGGAATATCCGCCCATTCGCCCTCGAAGTTTTCAACATCCTCGCCCAAGGCTTTGCCTATAATGGTCCTCGCCTTGTTCGGCGTCAGGCCGCCGGCTCTCTCGGTTATGGAGAGTATCTTGTACAGGTCGTCCGGATTGCTGATGTCCGGAGCGAGGAAATATGCCTCGACGTATTTGAAGCCGTAACCGTTCAGCAGACGGTTGTTGATAACCCAGGCAAGAGACTTACGCTCAGGCTGGAACACCTGCTCCTCCGTGACTTCCATGGCGGTTTGTGCCGTCGCCCTGTTGAAGTCGGTGGTATAACCGGTGTAGAGGTCGGGGAGCCGGAAAGCGGACTGTACGCGCTTCCGCCCGTTCTCTATGTAGTCCTGGAAGAGCTCGTCCTTCTGAAGAATGGCCGCGAGGTCCTTGACTTCGACTTCGGGCTTTTTCGTTTCGTCAAAGCCCGCCTGGTTATCCGTGTTCTCAACTTCGAGCAACAGAAAGGCGTGCTGGCCTTTCTCTCCCTGTATATCGTCAATATACTCTTGCAGCTTATTATAGCTGTCGTCTGTAAGTGTACCTCCCTTTACCATTATCATGAGGGGAGTATGACGCCCTTTGGAGAAGTAGCTGTTATTGAGCGTTTCCGCTTTGCGGACGCCGTCAACGCCGAGGAGCTGGCCGATCCAGCGGACCTCTCCGTACAGTTCAGTACCGATAGCAAATTCGAGGATTTCATTGGCTTGATACTGGGCTTTGAGTCCCTCTCCGTCCTCGTTGATAGTTGTGTACTCCCCAGACCGGTTATCCATGACGCGGGGGTCTCCGAACTCTTTGAAGTACACAGTCTTTCCGCCGACGTTCTGTCTGTATTTGCAGAAGCGGCGGGGGCGCTTAACGATCTTGGTGCCCTTATAGTTGTATTCGGCTTCCTCGGGAGGGTCGAGAGGGCAGGTCTTTGTTACAGACGGAGTATCGCGGACAAAATGAATCTGATTTACTTCGCCCTCCGGATTGCGGATGACTTCAAGATAGGCGATACCGTATGTTTCCCTGGCCTCTATCAAGTCCTCGAACACCTCTTTGGTGTCCATGTCCATGTTGAGGAGGTCGATTATTTCCTGCGCTCTGTCCCATTCGGCTTTCATTTCCGGCGTTTCATCGGCGTCGTCCACGGTATAGCGCAAACCAATACCGAAGCCGACGATATTGTTTTTATAGGCCGCTATGCACTGAGGCAGGATGTTCGACTCTTTCACCAGAGCTTTATAGCCCAGCAGAGGATAGGGAGGGGTAACGAACTCGCCGGCGGTCTGCTCGGTTTCTTTGTTAAGCTGTGTAGGGTTTTCAGCCTTTTCAACCGGCTTTTCTTCCGGCACCGGGCCTGAAGCTTTGATGATATGAACGTTTACCCGCGGATGTTTCTTTTCACTCTCCAAGGGATTATGCCTCCTTCTTGGCTTTTTCTTTTAACCTGACCGGCACGACACACAGCAGGACACAGTCAGCCTCGTCGGGAGAGGGGAGGTCTCGCTTCTTCATCTCCTCCTTACTCTCGACCTTCTGCTTACTCTGCTCGGTCATAGAGTATTTTCGGCTGGATAACTGGCCTACGAGATCGTCGTCGTTGGGAAGAATGACCTCGACAGGCTTCGGGGTACCGTCGTCCTCATAATCTTCGAGGAGCTTCCGGAGGACGCCCATCATAAAGGTCGTGCTGTCGTGATAGTAGCGGTGGTTAATGCGCTTGCCGAACTGAATACGAACGACCTCCATCCACCAGAAGCGCCCAGGGTCATTTTTCTTGATACGGTTGAGGCGGTCAACGACACCGCCGCCGACGCCGCCGTCGTCCACGCAAATAGGTATTTGGTGGCGCCACTTATACCGCAAAACGAGCTTTTCGCCGAGCTCCACCAGCTTGTCCGCGGTGGTCATGGTGTCCTGGCCGTTGCGCTTGAGGTAGAAATCAACTTTTTCATCGACGGCGTAACCTATCACGGTCTTGTCCTCGCCGAAGCGGGCGACGTCACAGCCTATTTGGATATGAAGCGGCTCTTTCTTCGGCTCGTACTCCGTGTTGATAGATTTTTCTATGAGGGAAATCGGAATAAAAACATCGTCCTCCTGTAAGGGAAACTCGCCGTCGACGCGGACGCGGACTACGTTGCTGTCCTTGCCGTAACGCCGTTCCAGCATTTCGATGTTTTCCTTATTGGTACGGGACACTTCCCGGGAGGAAACGCGGCGGGAGCGATACAGAGGCCGCACCTTCGCGTTTACGTGGCTGTCGTAAAAGGTGCCGGATGTCCGGGTGGGGTTTCCACACATCAGCAGCTTGTTATTGCCGCCGGACAGGGTGCCGAGCACGGCCTCCATTATCGGCTCTGAGACACCGGAAGCCTCATCCACGATGAAGAGCATATTATCCTCATGGAAGCCCTGCATGTTCTCCGGCTTGGTGGCCGTGCGTGCCACGGCAAACCAGCGCTTCTCCATGCCGGCCATATAGACGTAGGTCTTTGTCCATTTGAGGATAACGGAGAGGAGCGGGCTCTTGGCCTGCCATTTCGCGATCTCCGCCCAGAGTACGTCGTTAAGCTGCTGTCGCGTAGGAGCGGTGGCCACGACACGGGCAAAGGGGAAGCAGCTCAAAAACCACAGTACGGCGATAGCTTCTGTCGCCGTCTTGCCGACGCCCTGGCCGCTTCGCACGCTGACTCTGTGACATTCCGGGTCTGCAAGATCGCGCAGCGTATCAGCCTGCCAGTCGTCGGGAGTGTAATTAACGACTTCCTTGGCAAAGAGTACGGGGTCTTTCTGATAAATCAGCTGACGCCCGCGCAGGGATTTAATCAGCGCTTTATCATTCATCGTCCTCACCCTCAAACTCCTCGCCCGTTAGGGCAGCGATCCAGGCCTTGGCCAGCTTGCTCTGTTCGGTCTGGCCTTCCAGCCTCTTCCGTTCAAGGTCGAGGCGCTCACGCTCAATGTGGATTTTTTCGAGGTCGCCGAGCACCTTGATTTTGCGTCCCTGTACCCGGTCGAGCTCTGCCTCCAGCTTTTGAAGAGCGTCATAGACTGATATAGTATGAGAGCTGGTCGAGCTCTGACGCTCGCCGACAGCGACATCTTGTCCGGCCACAACAGACCCGACTTTATCTCCCCAGCGGCCGTTTTCGTCCTTCTCAAATGCACCGGCCTCACGCTGTATTACGGTCTTGCTGCCGCCGTAATGAATCAGTCCGCTTTTGCTCTTTTTCGACAGCTCCGTGATGTCGTTTATGTGTTTTATAAGGCGTACTTCTTTGGCGTTGAGGGCCGCGAGGGTTTGGCGTAGCTCTGCCTCTATCTCCGCGCCGGTATTGTCGACATCGTTGAATATCTCGGCCTCGTCCTCGGAGAGCAGAGAGCCCATTACGCGCTCATAGGCGCCGTGACGAAGGTTCTTCTTGTTGCCCGGAGGGCCGCCGTCAGCGTTCTTATTACCGGGCTGTCCGCCGCGCTTCCGTTTGGTAATGTGACCTTTTCCGTTGGGTAACGTTACCGTTACCGTTTTACTGTCCCAGGCGTCCGCACATTTCCACTTGCGCACCTGTTCCGGAGAGACGCCGAGCTCTGCCGCTATATCCTTTAATTGGCTCTGACCTTTGCTCTTTATCCAGAGCTCAAAGGCTTTTTGCCTTTCCGGGCTTCTCGCCCTCGGCATGTCCCTCCCTCCCTAATTCGTTGGAATTTGCAAAAGACAAGCCCCATGCCCTAAAGAGTAGGAGGCGGGACACGGGGCTTTCATAGCGTTGTCAGGCGATAAAGACAGCTTCGCCCTCCTTTATGAACATGACCTTTCCGCACTGTTCGCACACGACCTTGAAATATCTTGCCGGCTTCTCGGCAATGCTGCCGGCGGCTGCTTTTGCCTTGTCTATCTGTTCCTGGGTGGTGATAGCGGCATTTACGGCCTCGTCCTTCGCGGCCTGTTCGAGATAGGCGGCATAACGCGCTCTTTTCTCTTCCTCGGTCTCATGCCCGGCGTCATCATCGGGTAAGTCATCGAAGTCGAAATCATCCATGGCGGGGAAACCGAGGGCCTCCAGGTCGAAGTCAAAGTCAAGGTTGAGCATATCGACCTCATGAAGCAGCTCCTCATTTATCCATTCGGAGAACTCGGAAATCTTGTTGTCGGCCAGGCGGTCTAATTTAATGGCCTCCTCGTCGGCGTCGGTTATCACACAGGGGACCTCTTTCATGCCGAGCCGGATTGCCGCAGCATATCGGGCGTGGCCTTTGACGATCACTCCGTTTTTGTCGATAACCAGCGGGACATTGAAGCCCACCTTGGGGATGATCTCAACCAGGAGCTCGACGGTCTTATCGTTCTTCCGGGGATTCCGTACATAGGGCTTTACCTCGGATAGCTTCCGCATGACGATTTTGGAGGCGACGTTGACAGACGTGTTTTCCATCAATTTATCCTCCCTCTGCCATGCTCCAGACGGTCACAGAGGACGGCCAGGCGGTTCTTATTCAGTTCGGTGCCGACGAAGGGCTTTCCGGCCAGATTTGCATAATATCCGACGAGGCCCTTTCCCATGCACGGGTCACCTATGCACCGGTAATCCACATCGGCGCAGATCCTTTCAATGGCGGCCTCCTCGTCAAGACCGTCTATCCGGACATATGGGAGCTCGACCTTGCCGCCTGCGACTATCCAGCAGCGATTGGCCGCCTTTCGGTAATAGGTGTTCGTGGAGATCTCTACGAATGGGTATCTGGCGCGTATCTCCTGCTCGATCGCGTCGAGGTTGAACCGGAACGCTTCCACGTACACGAATTTGGGGTCTATCTCGGCGATGACTTCAAATAGGCGCCTGAGGAAGGCTCCATAGTCGCCGGTGCGCACTTCTTTTTCCGCTTTCGCATAGAAGCCGTTAAGCAGCCCCATGGTCCCCGGCGGGTCGGTGAATATCACGTCGGCCCTTTTCATAAAGTCTGGCGTCTCGTCGAAAATATCATGGACACAGAATGTGCCGGTGCCCATGGTGATGACGCCGCTCATGTCGTACTTTTCAGAAAAGCCGCCGTATGCGTATTTCCTCATTGCGCGGCCTCCTTCCGGTACTGGGAGAGCTGCCGCGCCTGATTCTCGGATATGGCGGCGCGAGAGTAAGTGTTGTTTTCGTACAGCTTGGCGTAACCCGTGATGTGCTTCAGGCGCACCAGTTCCTCCGGCTCGAGGCCGAGGTCATTGCAGACGTCGAGGTCTGAGGCACCATTGACGAGCATTTCCATTACGATGTTCGACATGCCGCTGATGGAGTGCTTGCCTCGTGCTCGGTTATGGCGCACGGTGGAGGCCATAAGGTCGTTCATGGTCTTGCCGTGGAGCACTACGCAAGGGAGCTTTCCTTCGCACGAGGCGTAGATGTCTTTATACCGGCGCATTATGCTGTACCGGTGGAAGCCGTCAACTATCACATAGCGGTCTTTCGTCTCGTCGTAAATAACGACTATCGGCTGGGTGTATCCGTCTGACTTCACCGAGCGGTAGAGCAGCTTCATTTCCTGCGTGGCCACGCTGTTGGGGTTATAGTTGTTCGCGTGGACTTTTTCGAGGGGGATCCACTCGACCTTAAAAATAGGCTGGTCTTTTATCACGACTTTTCCCCCATGTACTGCTCGAACTGCTCCATATCGCGCTGACGATAGACAGCCTTTCTGTCGCGGAGCCGGAAGCGGGACCGGGCATTTGCGTTGTTGGTGCCGTCGATGTCATTCAGGACGATTTCCTTCACGTGGACGCGGTACCATTCATCACCGGTCTGATTCTTCCAGCGGTTACGAAAAAGGTCGTGGTATTCCGGCTTGACGATGTTTACCAGAAGATAGTCCCGGTACTCTTTCCATGAGGAAAAAGCGAAGGGGAGCTGGCGGGGGACGATGTCGCCGCTGTCAAAGGTGTGGGCGAAGGTGCCTACGCCGCATACGCGGCGTATGAACTTGTTATAGGTCTCCGGCTCAAACTCTTGGAGCATTTCAATCGAATGCCACGCGGTCTCATGGATTAAAGCGCTGACGCGCATAGCCTCTTTCGCCACGCCCCATTGATACTGGAGATCGTACACACGGTTATACTTCCAGTGATTTTGTCCTATGGCCGTCCAGATGTCGTCATGGGTAAAATCGTAGATCGGCCAGAAGACCTGACAGCGGCCGGATTTCTTCTTGCACCACGTCACGCCCTGGAACTTGGCCGGGTGCTGCGTTATCGCAGCGCGCCGGTTTAAGCTCTCCACTATTCTCATGCCCACCAGCACGGCGCAGTTCTCCGAATCTGTACAGTATTCCGGGAGTGCGTTCACAAGGTCGTGAAAGCGATTGGCCTTACACGGGTTTTCCTTGATAGAAAGCGGGTGCTGTTCATGAATCCACAGCGGTTTATCCTCCGGATTCCATATGCTGAGGAAGTTCTTTTCCGGGGATAGCGTGTTCGTGAACTCAAAGGGTATCTGAAACCAGCAGGGCTTTACCTCCGGGCGCTGCATGAGCTCTGTCATGTAGTCCACCGTAGCCTGCCATTCCGCCTCCTGGTCGAGCCAGAACACCTTGACAGGCAGGCGCCCGAGCTCCTGCGCCACCATCAATGAAAGCTGAAAGAGTACGGTGCTGTCCTTTCCTCCGGACATGCTGACTATTACATCGTCGTGGTTTTGGTAAATGAAGCGAATGCGGTCAAGAGCTTCGTCGAATACATTGTTTTCGAGGTAGATCACGGCCGGCTCGCCTCTCTTCCCACTATCTCCGCGGGTGATAGGAGCCTTATATTCGACAACATGGGGTTTCCTCCTTTTTTTGATGTGCCCGCTGCGGGGCGCCGTTGGCGATTGGCGCTCTGCCCGAACCAGACTCCGCGCAAAGGAGAAACGCAGAGCCATTACAGCCTCCTTTCCAAAAGAATGACGGCGCCCTTTTGGGGCGCCGTCTGGCTATGTAGGATTTTACAGGTTAAACGCTATCACATATAAGGGGGTTTGTCACGAAAATCGTTGCTGTATCTGTTAATCTGATGCCTAATTATGCTGTTCAGTTTCATCCAATGCGGTATTGCGAAAATAATTGTAGCAGGCTGTTCTCACATTGCTTTCACTTGTGTACCGGCCAAGGATCCGGCTCACTTCTTTCCAGGTAAGACCTCGGAGGAATCTGAGCCGGAAGATTGTGCGTGTCCTGATGTTTTTAATCTCAGCTATAAAAGCCGCTACCTCTGGCTCCTGCTGCTCGATCTCCGCTTCCAGGACTTCGATGTACGTAAGTGTGTCCGCAATCTCGGCGCCGAGATCTCCGACCTTGTCCTTCACGCCGGGGGTGTGCGGCATTCCCGTGAGCCGGGCAGCGCCCGGCTCTGCCTCCAAACGCAGGGCGGCAAGCAATTCTTCCGCCTCGGCTTTCTGGCGCCTTTTGTCATAGTGCGAATTCAATTCTTCCAATGTCATGCCGCCACACCTGCCTTTAACTGCTCTGTCTCCGACTGCGATTGTTATTCAAGCACAATTCCGGCTTCTTCGGCCAGCGTCCTCATAAGGTCGGAAACGCTCACGTAGCCCTGGGAGACGCTGTCTGATAAATCATTGACTTCATCCCAAACGCGGCGAAGGATCTCCGCGTCTGCGTTCTCTTTATCGCGCAAGACGGTGAAGAATATCGCCCACGCTATATTCACCGCCTTTTCCTGCGCTGACTGCTTGGCCCGCTTTACGTCGGCCTCAGTAGCCGGGCGCCGGCGAGGATTGACCTTCTTGCTGTTCTTCTTGCCCATAGTCGTCTTCCTTCTCCTCAAACAGGCAGATTTGGTCTTTTTCGGCCTCTTTTTCAAGCTGCTCATTACGCATTTTCTGTTTACAGGAATGGCCGTAGCCGTCCTTGATACTGCTCTCGCTGGTCAATAGCCCTCCGCACCGGGCGCACCGTCGGGCGGGAATGGTAAAGATTTCATCAGTCTTCATAAGGCTTAACTTCTCCCTATGCCCCTAGGTTTCTGTTCACGGCATTAGTCCAATAGGTGTATATAAAGGCTTGCATAGCGGCCATTGCCTCTGGTGTTTCTGCTCCAGATTTAATCATTGCTCGGAAAAAGAAGTGCACCATTTCCGCAAAAGCCCCGAGGCCGTTTAACGCCTATCCCAAATTTTGGTTATTCATGATTGGCGGGCTCGATATATCTCACAGGCCAGACTAAAGCCTGTCCGCAGTCAACGCAGAAATTCGGCTTATATAACGGTGCCACGTGAAACGGAGATACCGGGGCTTTCAATTCTTGGCATATAGTGACGCCGCACCTGGGGCAGCAGTAGTCGCGGAACTCGCGCTCGTCCGTCGTGTCGATCTTTACGTCACGAGACTCAAAGCTCTCAAGAATATCCGCTGCCTTATTCATCAGAGCCATGTGGCCGGGGCTATGAACGCCCCGCTTAATCTCCTCCGAGGCTTCACGCAAGCGTTTTACAAAGGCCTCATCAATCATTTCCCCGCACCTCCCATAAAGAAAAATGCCCATGAGGGAATCTCTGTTATAGGAGAACTACCGTATTTTATGTACGCATACGCACCTAAAGCAATACAGGAAATGATAAGGATACAAACGGCTATCATGAAAATCATCCACACAAGAAACACTATTTTATTTTTCATTTTCGGTTCCTCCTTTTGCTGGCTTTCGCCATTTTGTTTTTACGGTGTTTGCTCTGGTAGATTCCGCGCTTTTCTCGTGATCTTGTGAGTGGTCTAAAATGACCGTGGCCGACGCCAGTACATAGATTTGGCTCGGGGATATATGGGATATCTACTTTTGCCAAGGCGTTATAATAGGACGAAAACATCATGCTTTGGCCTCCTCTAAAGCAGTAAGGCAAGCTTCATAGTTGTGTTTGAGGTTTAAGAAAGCCTCGGTGCTTCCACCGGCGTCCGGGTGAAACACTTTGCTCAGCTGGCGATACCGTTCTTTGAGGGCGTCGATGTCGGGAATGTCGGTAAACCCCATGGCCTGAAAACAGGGTTCCAGCGGCTTCGACGCTTCCGGAAGAGCCGGCACACCGACAAGCAGCATGTCCAGGGTGAATATACCCTGCTCGACAGCTCGGGCCAGCCCTTCGAGAGAATAGACCACAGCGGCAAACAGATCGCTGGCGTAGGTGAGGTTGCGGCCGCAGGCGGCCGACTTGGCCGTGTCATTCTCGAAGCGGTAAGTAGAGGCACCGTAGCGCATTTCTACATAGCAGCTGCTCCCGGCCTTCCCCTGGGTCCAGTTGCTTTGATATGTTTCTACCCCGAGGCGTTCCATGACGCGCCCCAGCTTCTTCTCCATGTCTTCCATGGTGGAGCTGTACTGCTTTCTCATTTTTCCTCCTTCGGCTTCTCGCACCGCTCGAAGCTGATAACCCACACCCAGGGATTGGCCGCCCAGCCGTAGCGGTTAAGGTCAACGTGCTTGATGGTGCTGTCCCAAAGTCCAGCAAAATCACCCCGAACCTCGTCCAGCATCCCACACTCGGAGCCGCCATTGCTGTCCTCACCGGTCCGCTCGTCGTAAGGTAAGCTGTCATCCAAGTCGGAGCAACAGGGACACCCGTATGCTTCGATGCAGGTTGCGCACTCCTCCGGAAGCGTGATCCCTTCATGCTGGAATCTCTCAGCTTGCCCATATCCATTGCCGAAGCTCTCCCAGAGCCGCTCCACACGCACGTCCGCCACGCGCAGGAAGATCCTCGCCGCCTCCTTCGGCATGTGGATAGATGGTTGCCAACGATAAACGTCATTCGTGTCGCCGTCCGCCTTAAAAAAGATATGTCCTTCGGTGGAAAAAGTGCAGCCAAAACCAAACGTTTCCCGGACGTAGAGAGTATTACTGGGCTTATATGGGGCATAGTCATCAATGCCAGACTGCGGAAACCCTAATCCTCCGTCCATCCACTGACAGTCCTTGTAATGCCACATGCCACTATCGTCTAATATCGGCTGGGGCTTCATCGTTCGTCTGGTTACGGTCTTTTTGCCCTCCAGAATGGCCTTAACCATATCGGTATTGAACAATATGGGCTTCATTTCTTCGCCTCCAAAAACCTCTCGGCCTCCGCGAGCGTGGGGAAGCAAGTCTCTCGCCAGCTGCATATTCTGGAGAAGCCTTTATGCTTGGGGTCTTCACAAATGAGGAATAAGTGGCCTGGATGCACGGCAAAGGACTTTACCGTGTATGGTGCAGCTTTGTTAGAGCAGAGGACATACACAGTCGCACCAAGTTCGCACGGCAAAATCACAAGGCGGTCTTCGACCTCTGCTTGTCCAAGCTCTTTGACACGTTCAGGCGAATAACCGCTATCCTCATAGGCTGCCAACTTCTCCAACGCCTCGGCCCATTTCATATTAGTTGGCTGGGAAACGCTGCCGTCAGAATTGCGAATTGTAAGCCTGTCCATAATCACTTGTCCTCCTTGTCTGCCGGGATAACTACAGGGGCGTTGTCAAACAGGTCTATGAGCGCATTTGCTCTCCAGTTGTTTGCATCGTCGGTGCAAAGGTCATAAACCTGGCTCACGTACTCGTCACGATAAGCGTCATGGTCTATCAGGTCGCCGTGGTCGGGGACGGGGACGAGACTATATGTGTGCTCCGTATTGTCTATCGTTATATCAAGCCTTGCTTCACCGTTTGGATAAACAACGATTTTCCCGTGGACAGCAAAAACTTCCGGCACACCGCCTCCGTTGTGCATGCTCGGCATTTCCATGCCCTTAATATAAAGTCCGCTCATGGTTATGTCCTTTTTATATTCAGCCATCTTTTTCCCTCCTGTACATATCCTCTGCAAACATTCTCGCTATTCTCGCCTCCTCAAGAGTGCGGAAAACGCCCGGTCTAAACCGTTCGGGGTTATTCTCGTTAAGCAGATCATAGCGATCAAATGCTACTTCCCGAATAGCGACCTTCTTCCTGTAACATTCTCTACGCTCTATCACATAAGGACAGGCAGCCAGATAGCCACAAATACCGCAGTCATAATAGACCTCGTACACTATCGCCCCCCACCTGGCCGGAAGGATTTTCAATCTTCCTTCCAGTTCGGCTCTGGCAATATCAAGCACTCGTCTACGCTTACAGCAGACATGGTCAATGATTTTTGCCGCCTCGTAAGATTCTGAGCTTATAACCTCCTTCGCCTCATTTAGATCTTCCGGAGAAATGCCGGTGTCCTCATAGGATGCGAGGCGTCTTACGAGCTGGCTGATGATAGTTTCATGTGCACCGTACTTGTTCTGGAGATTTGGCGCCAAAAGAGCCCTTCCGTCGTTCGCTCTGATAGTCAGTCTATCCATGTCTGCACCTCTCACTATTTCACTACGACCTTAAACGTGGAAGAGAGAATTAATAAGGCAACCCACACTCCGAGGCTTATCTTCCAACTCCACCACGCAAGGTTAAACGCCCAGCAAATCACCCACAAGAGCCCCGCCGTAGCGAAAAAGCTCACCGCAATACTAACGACGTCACAAACGATGACTAATATTATTTCGAGAAGGCTAAAATTGTTATGGTTAAGTAATTCCTTGAGTATTCTCATTTTCAATCCTCCTGTTCTTGATATAATCTTCCAGACCGTCTGTCTGCACAAGCAGCATATAACGACCGTATGTAAGCCCCAACTCCCGAGCCCGGAGCTGCACCTGTGCAAGTGTCAACCCGGCGTTTTCGGGGTTCTTGGCCTTCCGTTTTGTCTCACTCTCGACAGCGATGTGAGTAAAATTCGCTTTGTTCTGAAGATAATACCGGGCGTGGTATTCTTTTTGGTGCCTTATTATGCATTCCTGACATCGTATCTGGTGGCCGGAATTTGCATTGAAGGCTTTCCCGCACCTCTCGCAGATTTTTATCTTCATCATTTATCCAACACCCCTCTCTTCGATGAATCTCGCCCAGCATTCCGGGCAATAATGACCGAGTGTGCGCGGGTTTCTGCCGTATTCCCTTGCAAGAAGAGTAACCATGTTCTTTTTCATCATTTCTCTGCCACATTGAACGCACCGCCCGATAAATCGCTCTGCAGGTCGCCAGTAGTCTGGGATATCTCCTGACAGAAGCATAGCGTCAGTCCCCCTTTTCAATCAGAATCTCTGTGCTGACAGGTTTCAGAGGCTCTTTCGGACGAGCTTCGATACAGAACGCCTTTTCCGCCTCGTCACATTCAATCCAGGTGATCTCCTCTCCCGAGAAGCCGGTTTCCTTCCTGAATGCCTTATAGCAGCCCTACACATGAGCTTATGAACAAAAAACCTACGCACGGCTTGCCGCATAGACGCAGAATATTGCATAGATTTCTTCTTTCATGTTTAAACCCTCTTTCTCTTAAAATCATTTGCTTTGGGACAGGTGCTCCAATGGGATATATAGCCAATACCGGTAGCCTTATTCAAATCTCCGGAGAACTCACAGCTGAGGACCATGCCGTTCTTCGTTACAATCTTACCCTTAGCTTTGGGTTTCTCCCAGTATGCGACCGGCTGCGGATCGCAAGGTATTGACTTTCCGCCCAGCGTCCCGATCCAGATGATTTCAGCGCCACATCCTTTGCATTTTGGCATTTTTTCTTCCTCCCATTTCTTTCTCCCCGCACCAGGGACAGACATAGCGCCCGCCCTCGCGAAGCTTTGATACATTCCACTCAAGGCCGCATTCGTTGCAGGTCTCATAGCGTAGACCCGGAACGCGCCGAGGCTGTTTGCCTTTATAAACTGAATGATTACTCATAACCTGTGCGATACCTCCTCGACAATTCTCGGACACCATGACGGCGCCGGAGTGGTAGTCTTTGGGCTGTCGTAATCCTTTTTCAGAAGATGTGTAGTTCGGCCTCGCCACGGTCCCGCCTTCGGGTGATAGCACCGAAGGGCAACAATCATATGCGGAAAAGGTTCCCTTACGGTTTCGGAACAACTGGCGCAGTTTGGCGTGTTCACGCTACACCACCTGCCACGTGAATCATTTTCAAGGCGCAGCCTGTACACAGGGCAACGGCGCCGCTCTTTTCCATTTCCTCCTGCCCGGGGCGCCGCCAACAGGCGGCGCCGCATTTCGGGCAAGTATCAGGCGTCCAGTTGGGACGTCCCTTTGGGATATGCTCTTTCGTCGGCATACAGATATACCCGTCGGTGTCCTTCGGGTCTCTCGACCAGAGGAGGATTCTGTTTTCAGCCATTTTTCCAGCCCTCCATTTGGGCGTTTATAGCTGCCCTGAATTTGCCGGCAGTCTCTTCATCGGCACGCTTCAAGGCTTCCGTCATACTCCTGTATTCCTGCTGCCAAAGGGCGAAGTGGGTCTTAAAGGTTACTGCCGCCTCGCCGCTCAAGGCCAGCTCTCGGCGAAGGTTATCCGCCTCCTCTTGAAGCTTTTTGGCCTCTGCACGGAGGTTTTCGGCCTCACCGTCGGCAGTCTTGCCCGCCACCGATGCCTTCTCCTCTGCTGCCTTGGCCGCTTTCTCTGCGGCCTCTACCTTCTTTTCCAATGACTTCCGCTTTTTCTCCTCGGCGGACTTGACTTTTTCAAGCTCGGCGATGTGGGCGTCATTGACCTTTTTGACCGCCTCGGCCACAGCCTTATCGACGGCCTCCTGTTCCTGCACCACCTCCACAGGGCGCTTCTCAAGCTCTGCGAGCTGCTTCTTGAGGGCTTTATTCTCTTTCTCCAAAGCCTTGTCCCTCTCAGCGATAGCGGCCTGAAGCTCCCGGGTGGACATGTTCTCGACGTCATGGTCTGCAACAAAAGCCTCGCGCTCCTCCGCCGGTACGTCCAGGAGCGCCAGCGCCTTGGTGTAGGTGAGTTTTCCAAACGCTTGGTCATTCTCGACAGTAGCCCCGAAAAGGCTGCCCTGCCGGGTGCCGTACTCCTGGAAGACCCTCATGTAATTGTTTGCCGTAGAGCGGGAATAACCGGTGTTTTCCTCTATCCAGTCTCCAAACTTCCCGTAGGGGAGCATTTCTTTGGCCTCGCACATACGCCGCCCGATCTCGATAATGTTATTGAGCATGGACGCGGTGAAGGTGCGGATCTCCCCGGCGATTATTTCAAGTGTTCTGGTCTTGTCTAACACAGATACGGAAGGGGCCGCAATGGCCTCCTGGGGGTTCTTACTGGTAGTCTCGTTCATGCTGTTTTAGCCTCCTTGAATTTCGGGCGGCCGGACAACATCCACGCCACCCACTTTTTTTCAAACGCTGTAACCTCCGGAGTCCGGTCACAGTTCCTGTTTCCTCTGTTCTGTAGGACACACCCGCGCTTATCGTCCCACTCCAGCGTGAAGAAAGGAGTGTCGGGTGCGCTTTCTTTACGGATAAACATAATAGTCGTTTTACCCGCTGCGTGCCGTTCTGAATAGCCCTCTACACAATGATGAAGCCTGGAGCCTTCTGCGGTGAAATCCTCTGTGTTTCTCGGTGGAATTATCAAAAGGCCACCGTAGTGGAACTCCCATTCATCAAGCGTCTTGGCCCGTATCGCAATTTTTGCGTCTCGCTCTCTGTTTGCTTCGGCTTTTGCTTTTTTTACAAAGCGATCATGCTCCCTTTTAAGTCTCTCTGGCCAGCGCTCCTCTGTGGTCCACACCCCGGGTTTGTGCTTACGAAGCATATCCCAATAGTCGAGAAGCATGCTTTCATCAGGCTTGTCGTTCTTCCAGCGCCGGCGTTGGACTGTGAGATAGTGTGCAATCCGCTCCGGCCTCTCTGGGCAATCAACGAACCGATCCTTTCTCTCCAGCGTTTCCAGAGCTGCCGCGTCTTCCAGCGTCCAAGGGTGGCCTGCCCTCCGTGCTTTAAGCCATATTTCCCATGTCTGTCCACCCAAGTTCAACCGCTTCTGCATGGCGATAGCCTCCCGAAGCTCCGCTCGCTCCATAGCCAGCATTCGCCCCGGGCGAGTCTCTTTCCAATTCAGGCATTTTAGCGTCGGGATCGCGCAACCATAACTCTCTCTATATCCTCTTTTGCTTTCCGCTTTTTCCTGCCCAATCAGATTAGAGACGATTCCGCGGGCACCGCAGGTAAGAAGGTTTTCCGCATTTTTGTGTTTTTGCCAGAGGCGTACCCAACTTACCGGGAAGCAGATTCTGCTGTCCTCCATATAGAGCTCCAGCTTACTGTTTTCTGCCGTTGTGCCTGCCGTTGCCGCCGCAATCCCTTCAGGACATACGGTCCAATAGATGTCTTTTATCGTGTCTGTAAATTTTACAGTCTGACGCCAAAAACCTAAACTATAATCGCTGTACATACACGACCCGTGATGTGTGCAGCGGACGATTCCTTTTTCCTCAACGATGTACGCCTCCCAAGGCATGATGCTGATTGTTCGTCGCCCGTCTTTTCTATGTTGTTTCTCAACTTGCCAGAAAATCATTGCCAGACGATTGGATTTTTCTTTCATATCTACATGGTGCAGCGTCATGGGATAACAGTATTCACCTGCATAACCAGTCGCGCCGGTGACGTGTTCACTGCGAACTTCCGCACCGCACTCCGGGCAAAATGTATAGCTCCAGTTGTGAACAATCCCGCATTTTATAAAGAGGCTCGGTGAATATCCGCTTCCGTTGCAGGTGCCGCCAGGCACATAATCCAACAGCAATTTCTTTCCGCAGGCTGTACAGAACGCTTCGGCGCAGCGATGTTTAATGCCTGTTATAGGTTCTCTCTCCCACACGACGCGCCAAATAAGCGCGTGATTTTTCCACCGTCTGGCCTCCGCCCAGTCCCGAAGATACTGGGGTGCTATGTCCGGCAAAAGCTTTGAATAATCAAAAGAAGTCGGCAAGATTGACCACCTCCCCTGACTCGTTCGAATGGTAATTCTTTCTTTTCTCGCCACGCTCCGGGAGCCCGTAAAACTTCCGAATGATGTCCTCGGCCTCCAAAGGCGAGACACCGCAGCTCATTCCTCCTGCTTTTTTATGAATCTCATCGGATCGCGCCTTGATTTTCTTCTCGCATTCGACAATGCTCATGCTTTTGTTCTCTAAATCACGAGACACAAGCTCGGCGAGGCTGGGATTATCGCGCAGTATATCTTTTAACTGCTCCCCACAGCACCACACCGTCGAGTGCTCCTTCGGTTGCTGAGCCTCAATCTTTCGGATTGTGTCTTCTAAAATACTCATTCTTGCTTTTTCTCTTTCTCCGTGATATAATTCTGGTAAAGAGAGCTCCTTTCCGTAAAAATGGTGTTTCTCTGAGATTTAGACCGCCCGTGTGAGGCGGTCTTTTTCTTTTGCCTTATACGGCCTCGTCGTCCGGGACGTCGCAGGGAAGAACAGCCCTCGGCTCGTTTCCGTTGAACGGTCCGACAACGCCCTTGTCTTCCAGCCTGTCCATAAGCCTTGACGCCTGGGCATAGCCGATGTTCATTCTCCGCTGGAGAAGCGATACCGTGGCCTTATTCTCGGCCCGAACTATTTGCGTAGCCTGCTCAATCAAAGAATCCGCTTCTTCATCATCGTCACCTCCTTCCTCGTCCTCCTCAATCTCAATTTCCGGCTCGTCGTCTTCATCCTCGTCATCGTCATACTGGTCGGACGCCTCGTCGGCGGCGACGGCGTCATCCTCGTTGATAACGGGCATCATGCCGCGCCTGAGGGAGCCATTTATCATTACGTCCCGGAAGAAATACTGGAGCCAGAACGTAATCATTTTCAGAAGAATAGTCTCAATCTTCTTGCGAAGGGTGACGTCGATTGTAAAGGCGCCGCCGTCCACCACCTGCCGGAGCTCGTTGTTCTGGAACTGCCACTTCATGTAAGCGTCCGGGGAGGTATAGGCCTCCTCCTCGTCCTTTTCCAGCATAGAGAGCTGTTCCCCTCCACTCTGAGTTGGCCGGATCGTGAAAATCATCGGATACCGGTACTTGTCAAAGCGATAGACAAGCTCATGTTCCTCACACAGCGCCTGCATTTTCTTGACCTGTGCCTCGTATTTGGATATTTCGCTCATGTGATTACTCCTTTCTTTATCCGAGTAAGAGCAGGGTGTCGTTCCACGATGTCCTTACGCGGTATTCCGTCAAATCAGCCTCGGTAACGTACTTTCGCCCGAAATGGGCTTTCATGCCGTCCCAGACCTCCCAGGGCACCCGGTAAACATTTCCGGAGGCATAACCAGCCACCACGTAACAGCGGGCTCCCAGAGCCGCGTGCTTCCTCAGATACTTTGCCTGGTTATCGTCCACAACTTCCTGTTTGAGCCTGTCCATCGCCGTGAACTTGGCTTCGAAGATGACCCGGCGTCCGCCCTTCATGGTACCGCTGTAGTCTGCCTGGGCTTTTTTCGTAAAACATGCGATAAATCTGCCGGCGTCAAGCGGCTTGAGTATCTTCATCGGCTCCGGTGTCTTTTCCACCGAGGCATATCCCCGATAATCGTAGTAATCAAATGAGGCAGTTAGCCGGTCTTCAAACTGCTTGCCCAGCGCCCGGGAGCGTTGCCCCATAAACTTGCGGAGCGCTTTTTTGTCTGCTTCCCAACCAGGCGATTCAGCCATATCGCGTCACCTTCCAAAATAGATTCCGTCGGCATAGATGATGTCTGTACCCTGCTTGAACTCAGCCTGCCAGACGTACCCTGCGCCGTATAGCTCGCTGTGGTCGCCGGAGAGCAGCGCACGGGCTGTGTCGTATGCTCTCTGGACAGCGCAGGCCTCATTCGGACTGTCCGCCCGCTCCGGCCATATAATGCCTGTCCAATAAAAGCGCCCATACTGGCCTTTCTGTGTAAGCACATCCTCAAGGGCGTCTGGGAAGCGCGGATCCGCCACGCGGTTGAGAACGACGTCGCCGACCATGTACCGGGTATTGTCCGCTATGTAATCGGCCCCCGCCTCTTGGTAAATGACACAGGCGAGCATTTCGACGTCGGCCTCGCTCCAGCCGTCTGTCAGCTGTTCGGAAACACCGAACATGTCGGAATTGCTTACAGGTTCGGCCTCTATCATTTTCGTGACGTCACGAAAATGGTTTTCTTTGTATTCTGCGGTCTCGGCCTCGATAATTGCCTTGTTCTCGATGTAATTGACGGGTACCGGCTTGTCCGCGTCTTTCGTCCATGGCGAGCCTAAAAAAATTAAGGCTGTCAGTGCTAATATCTTTGCTGTCATTTTTGCTTTTCCTCCTTGAATTGCGGCAATCATGCCACACCCAAAAGTAACTGAATGAAATAGTCGCCAAGACTTAATAGGCAACCGGCGATAATCAAAATCACCGCTAATAAGATTATTTCTACGCTCATAACCACCACAGCCCGGCGGCGCCCCCTCGGACTTAATTTTGTGAATGTCTGGTAACTCATGTAAGTTCGCTCCTTTCCGGCAGCGACATTTTGTCAGCGATTGCCGTAAGCATGTCCCGCACCTCGGCGGGTATGGCTGCCATTTCTCGCTCGCGCTGCCGCTGTATTTTATAAGCCTTGATAAACTGACTGTAAATCACGGTGTGGAATGCTCTTTCATCGGTAACGCCCCATTCCCGCAGAACGGCAGGGGAACCTATTGCTTTCTGCACCAAGGGCGGCAACTTCTCCCAGCTCAGATTTCCGGCAGCGGCCTTCGCGGCCAGCGTCCAGGCGTCCTGGGCGCTCATTTCTCCGACGGCGTGCAACTGCGTCAGCTTCTCCTTGACGGCACCGATAGTCGGTGGAAAATCATCAGTCTTGGTCGCAAGGAGTATTTTGACGGCCGCCTGCACATCCTGGAAGTCATCGTCAGCAAACATTTGGTGCCAGAGCGAAGCGACGGAATAAGCATTTTTCTTACCCATGCCCTTGTAAAAGCTGGGGAATGCAGACTGTAAAATTCCCATGATGACGAGCGTTTCATTTTCTGTCATTCTTAACCGCCTCTCTTGCCATGTCGACGAATACCTGACCTGTCGAGCCCGACGCCCTTTCAGATCTTTCCTCAAAATCCTGCTCCTGTCTGCGGACATCGCCAAGCGTTTGGACATTCGAGCTCGCATAACCCCGCAGGATGCCTTTTATGTAGCTCCAGTTCACCCGCTGGGAAAGCATGTCCCGTCCTCTGTCGATTGCGTGAATGACAATATCGGCGCCGAACTGTTCCGTGTATTCCTTTAGCTCCTGTAGGCTCGTAGAGGAGGGCATAGGGTCAACGGTGTCAAGATAGTGACTCATAACACGGGCAAGCTCCGGATCGCTAAGGAGCCCATTTGACGCCGGGGGCGTTCCCTCTTTCTCTTCCCCCCTGCACCCCTCTTTTCTATCTCCTTCTACTTCTACGTTAGTACTATTATGATTTTCATTTTCATTTTCAGAGTTTGCTTGGATTTTTGCTTGAGCAAAATCCGAAGCAAAACCCGAAGCAAATGATGATGAAGAAGACGAATCGGACCTGTTTTGAAATGACTTTTTACCGCCTTTTTGTCCCGATTTTGCCCGTTTTTCGCTGATTTGACCGTCTTTTACCATTCTTTTTTGGTAAAGACGGTCTCCTTCAATGGTAACGACCCCTTCCTCCACAAGCTCGGTCAGTCCGCGAAGGATTGTATCCACGTCCCAAGGCATTTGTTTAGCAAGCTTCCAAGCAAATTCTAAAAGTTTGCTTGAATTTTGCTTGGATTTTTGCTTGAGCAAAATTACCCCGTATTCCTGCGACTTGTGCATGATGCAGAGCAGCCGTATGTACACGCCCGTGGCCTCGGCGCTGCACTCGATTAACTTTTCATCGGTCAAAAAATCCTGCACGTACAGCGGAAAATATGGCTGGTCTCGACGAGCCATTCTGCATGCACACCCCTTTCAGCTAAGATAGACCTCGACGCCGGTCTGACGCTGGACAGCCTCTTTCATTTTCTGCGCTTCGCTGTTGTTATCGCTGAGGTGCAGAAGATATATCTGCCGTACCGCACTCATATCGTTGGCCCTGAGCATGTCCAGCAGGTGCTCCATGCTCATGTGAGAACGGACAAGGCGGGGAACAAGTTCGACGGGGATACGCCCTTCGTTGACGCTGTCCCATATGCCGGCCTCAGTATAGTTACATTCGGCCATGATATGAGTGAGCCCTTGGAATCGGTAACGCACATAATAGGTGTCTGTGAAATACAGGAGCTTTTCGCCGGTGGTCTTGCTGGCAAACAGAAAGCCCAATGGTTCCGCTGCGTCGTGCTCAACGTCAAACGGCAAAATGCGGAAGCTCCCCACGTCAAATTCCTCCAGCGCTTTTATGCTGTGGAAGCGGTGGCCGGAAAGGCCACACGCTTCCATTGTTCCTCTGCTGGCATAGACATCGACTCCGAGGTGTCCCAGATCCTTCATAGCCTTGCTGTGGTCCTTATGCTCGTGGGTAACAAAGGAAGCGGCCAACTGGCGGATCTTGAAGCCTGTCCTTATCTGCAACTCCTTCAAGGGAATACCCGCGTCCAGCAAAAGGGCAGTAGTGCCGTCTGAAATTGTGTAAGCGTTTCCGTCGCTTCCGGAAGCGAGTATCTTTATGTCCATCAGAAGTTAGGACCTCCCATGGTGGTCTGCTGTGCTTCGCCAGCAAAAGGCGTCGGCGTTGCCGCTGCGGACTCTGTGCGGCTCTCTGCGGCCTCGGTTGCTTCCCCAGTATCAGGCGTTTACCTGATACCCCGTAGAGGCAGACGGCAGAGCTGCGGAGGCGCTGGGGGCTAATTCGGGCGATGTGTCTATGACGTCACCATTTGCATAGATATCAACCTCTTCATTGGCCTGCATTTCAGCGATCTGGGCCTCGCGGAGCTTCATGTATTGGTAGTTCTCGTCGATTTTCATGGGGTCAAGCTTGATGTGCTTGGGGCTGTAAACTTCTCGGATGACGGTTTTGAGGCACATTTCGTCAAACCAGCCTTCAATCTCGACCTCGGTCTTATACCGCTTGCCGTCTTCGCCGGTTTTCCACTCCGAGGCCTTTCCACCCCAAAAATTGGGGGATGCGTACCGGGGCTTGCGCTTCTCAATGTCCTTGCGGGTCATGATTATCAGCTTGTTTTTGGTGGGGTCGTTATACTCGATGTACCCAAACCCGCCGACGACGGTGCCGCGATTAAAGGGGTCGTTGATGATAAACTGATAGCTGTCCACATGATTATCGAGGCCCTTTTTGATGGGCTTAAAGGTGTCGGTGCTGTAAACCAGCTCTGTCGTAACAGCTATCGGACTTTCGAGCGCGTATTTAAGGGCGATGTAGCTGATTCCGTTGTAGCCCTTCATCAGATTTACGTCGTACTTGTTCGTTTTGTTATTTTTGAATGGAATGGGGAACAGGTGATTATCCTGCATCATATCCAGGCCCATGCGGGCATAGTGTACGACGTCCAAGGCAAGATCGAGCGCGTTGACGTTGTCCCAGGTTACGGGCAGAAGATTGTCATACTCGCGGCTTTTATTGGTGCTGTTCTTTCTGAGCCTTTCTTCTTCCGCTGTTTTGAGAGCGCGATCAATCGCAATGAAATATCCCTGAATCAGCCTCTTCTGGAAGTCCGTCACCTCCGGGGCTCCGACGGCCCCGCCGAACTGCTTCATGACGAGTTGTGTAAACCTCTCGCTGGGAGTAGCCTTAGCGGGGGCTGCGGCGGCAGTATCCGGAATTACGGGGGATACTTCGGTTGTCTGGGGAGCTGTGCTGTTGGTAGCCATGATTTTTACCTCCTGTTGTTTTCACGATTATTTGCGTTGACTTTATGGGTGACCCAGTGGCAGTTTCCCGGGGAATAACCGCCATTGTTGTCTATTCTGTCGATTTCGAGGCCTTCTCGATACCCTGATGCAAGGGCCCAATCGTAAAACCGTTCAAAGCTGTCGATCCATTCCCGGCAAACTGTGATGCCTCTCCCTCCATACCGATGATAATTCTGGCTGTTTGGGTTAGAACATCGTTGTTTCATAGATGTCCAAACTTTATATAATTTCATGTGCTGGGATTTTCCGTGCGTTGTAAAAGTGGCCCTTGCAATATCCTTGCTGAGACAGCCACAGCTTCTTGTATTTCCGCTTTTAAGCTGATCGGCCCTTACAACTGTCGAGCGTCCGCAGTCACAAAGACAACGCCATAATGTCTTTTTCCCGATTTTTCCGGCGATTTCTTTGACTGTGAGACGTCCGAACCGTCTGCCGGAGAGGTTTTCTTCCTTACCCATCAAGCGATAGCCTCAGTTCCTTGTCTGCCTTAGACACCTCAAACCGGATCACCTGCGTGTTCGTCTGTAAAAGCTCGACGATCCGCTCCGCATTGTCCACAAACACAGGCATTTTCATATTCCAGTGGTTAGAGAGAACCTCGATAATCTCCAGCCCCGCATTGACACATCCGGCGGTATTTGCGTCCCGATACGGCACCAGAACTCCTTCATCATTGGGAACCAGGGCCTCGCAATCGTCCTTGACTCCGCCGTTTAACTGCTCCTGGAACAGCCGGAAGCGCACGTTTTCAAACTTGCCGTCTATACGGCTGGTGAGCATTTTGACCTTTGCCTTGGTGAACTCGTCACAGAGCCATATGCCATATTCAAGCGTCTCATATTCGGCGCCCATTTGCTTTTCTTGGTCTTCGAGCTCGGCAATACGGCGCTGCTGGGCATTGGCCAGCTCAATTCGTGATTTCATCTGCTGGGCCTCGTCAAGAGCTTCACCCAGGTCGAGTATCTGCCGGTCAATGACCGAGGTGTCTGGAACATTGACCTCTTTGGCCTCTTTCTCGGCCATACGGGCGAGAGTGACGTTTTTACTGAGGGTAAAGTATTCCTCAGTCAGCTCAAATTTCGGCTGTTCGGAGAGTCTGTCATTAAGTCCCTTGATACGCTCCTGCGTTATCTTGACTTCGGTATCGTTTGCCTCGGCAATGCGCTCTGCCTTTTCAGCCTGGGAAATAGCGTCTTCTATCATGGACGAGCTGCATTCGGCTTGACCGCGCACGTTAATGGCCATAAGTCGGTCGCTTCGGTGTTGGTTAAAAGCACTTTTCAGCTCGTCGATACGATCCGCCGGGAGGCGCTGACCGCACGCGGGGCATGTCTCCTGTGCTTCGTCCCACACAAGAGCCTGCGTTTCGGCATAGTCCAGGAGAAGCGCCTGCCGCTGGTCTGTCATACGGTCAGCAGCCCTCCGAAGCTCTGAGGCCTGCTGCCTCAATTCGGCAGCCTGGTTCCTCGACTTACCAAGGAGCGCTTGAAGATTGGAGATTTCCTCGATTATCTCGGCATTCGCGTTTCCGGACGAGGAAAGGTATGCGTTCCGTGCCTCGTTGAGCGCCGCTTCCGCTTCGGCGGTCTTCTTTTTGGCCTCTGTGACTGCGGTGCCGCTATTAAGCAGGCCGGCGCGGTGCTCCATAAGCTGCTGGCGCTGCTTGGCAAGCTTTTCTATTCGCTCCTGTATCTGAGGGAAAGTCAGCCCATCCGCTTCCAGTACGGCCCTCCGGGCCTCGTCTATGCGCCCGGGAAGGGCCTGGAGCTGTTTGTTGATTTCGCCCTTTCTGACGGAGGCGATTTTCTTGTACTCCTCCACGGAGTAAAACTGGTCTGCGGTGCCGGGCTTTCGGAGATAGGCGTCGATGTCTTTCAGAGTGTCACTGGAACGTATAACGTCCACGTCGGTCACATCTCCGCAAAGGTCAATAAGTATCTTCCGGCGCTCGTCCCAGGGGAGGACCTCGGCGAAGTAATCCGGCATGGTGAGTATCTTCATGCGTTCGATACCGCCGCAGTAGTTTTGAAGCGTTTCGGTGTACTGCTTCTCCTTCATCGGCACGCCGTCGATGTAATAGTCAACGGTGTGACCGTCAAACTCCTCGGCAGAGCTGCCGCGCTTCTTCTTCCAGACCTCGTGATACACCTTCTTGAAGGTGGCGGTTTCGCCCGTCTGCATGATGAATGCGGCCTCGGCGCTGTGATCGAGATTGTGGAGGTCGCCGTCAGGACCCTTGGTCTTGGGGGTGAAGTTTTTGGCGCCGGTGCTGGCCTTGTCGAACAGCAGCCAGGTGAAAGCGTTGTATACGGTGGTCTTGCCTGCCCCGTTCGTACCGTAGATCGAACCGCTTTTCCCGTTGAAATCCAGGTGCAGGTCCCGGATCCCCTGAAAGTTCGTCAGGGTCATGGATTGAAGTATCATATATTCCTCCTTGTGTTCGTTCTGTCTTGACTTCTACTGAACATCTGCGGTACAATGGGCTTGTTCCCTAGGGGGTCGGCGTTCGCGTCGGCTCCTCTTTTTTTGTCCCAAAAACCGCCGTTTCATTTACTGGTTCTCACCCTTTCTTCCTGACAATCGCATTTTTCGCCCGGGTCGAGGTGTAGCCCGCAAGCCGGGCATTCCCGATACATCATGTTTTCCTCCTGTAATACGTGCCCTTGCACCAGAGGTATTCGTCAGAGGGGGAATACTCGCAGATAGGCATTTTGTGAGGATCAGCCCCGCAAATATGGTCGCCCTCTCCAATTGGTGTGAGTTCGTCACAGGTTTCACAGCTGCGCTTATCACACGGTGCCGGATCCTCCGCTATGGAGATCACCGACTTCATGATTTTTCTGATTGCCGGGTAAATGCTTTCCTCCGGGACGTTTATATCCGTCACCCGGGCAACGCCTTCGCCCTTGCCTGCCGGCACATTTACCAGATCTCCGACCTTCACGCCGTCGATATCGCAGAAGTAGGAGTATTTCCGGCCTCCGTAGGTGTCGAACTTCTTGTATTTGAACTGTACACTGATAATCATTGTCATTTCTCCTTTCAGAATAGTGTGAGCTGTCCGGTCGCGGTCACATTTAACTCCGCGACTTTTTGCTCCTTAACGTGCAAATCTTGCACATCTTTGCACATTTTCGGGGTTAACTCGGCTTTTTTGGCTCTGTTAAGGGCTTTCGGTTCGGACACTTCCGCCGGCGCCGCCGCCCGGACAAGTCCGTCCATTCTGGCAAACGCCTGACGCATGACCCAAACCTGGTCGTGGAACATCGGCATACACCAGATTTCCTGTCCCTCTTTCTCAATGGGGAGTACGGGATTCCCGTTGAGGCTGATGGTGGGGTTTGTAATCGAGTTGCCGACGACCACATAGCCGGCACAGCCCAAAAGGGAAAGCTGAATGTAGCACATGAGCGCCGCCGTGCGGTCAACATCCTGACATACAAAGAGCGTGTGCAGGTGCGCGGGAAGGTATCCTATCGGCGGGTTTGCAAGGTAAAAGTGGTTCCTTGCGGCTATCAGCAGCGCGCCGGCGCCGCAGGCGCAATCCATGATTCCTATCCAGCCTTGCCGTTCGATCTTTGCCTCAACATCTTCCATTGAAATGGCGGCCATGAGCTGGCAGACATGATAGGGGGTAAAAAACTGACCCGTCCAATGGTTCCCAAGCTCCAAACCCATGAACATTTCGCCGAGATAGTCTTGCTCCGGATTGTCATCCAGGGCTTTAACGGTCATTGAAAAGAGTGTCGGAAAAACCTCCTGCTCCTGCGAAGTGTACCGCTTCATGATGTTGAGGTATTCCTTTTCCCGCTCCTGGTGGCGCTTGTCGTCGGGGTCTCCGAAACGGTTGGCAATGGCGATAGCAGCAAGAGCAACGAAGTCCGCCCATACCTTCCAAGAGCTGTACCGTTCACCGAGAGGCCGGAACGCCTTGGCAAATTCCGTCTGACTCTCTTTCAGGAAGCGTGTTGCCCGTGCCACGGTTAATCGCCCTTGTCTCTGTCCGCGTTTACTGCGACCATAAATTCTTCGGGCGAGATACCCACCAGCTCGGCGGCGTCCTTGATGCCGTCCATGTAGGCGGATTTGCGCTGTCCGAGACGCATAATAGCCTTGAACGCCTCCCGGTCATCATCTCCGCTCAAAGACCGCTTGGCCTCCAGCATGAGCACCTCCCACCTGTCGTAATGGCGGCGGTAGTGCTCTGCGAGTGCGGCCAGAGCCTCGTTGCGGTTGATTGTTTTTTCTTCCATAAAAAATTCCTCCTGGTTGCTGATTTATATTGCAAGCCGGCAGGAGGCGTGATACACTATCCTCGTGTCCGGCCTACTCTCGATAGGTCGTGCACAGCCCCGATCGGGTGTTCCAGCACCCGGCGGGGCATTTCTATTTTTCAGTTGCGGTCTTGGCCGCTTCACGGGCGGCCGCTATACGCTCGTCGAGCTTTCGGCTCAGTTCGGGGTCCTTACGGATTTTACGCACCAGGCCCAGCACGTCACGGCAAAGATTATCCCGTGTCCAAGGGGGAATGAGGGACGTGTCTATATGGATTTCCTCGACGATATTGCCTATGTCCGGGTGCTGGTAAACTGCTGCCTCGGTCATGTTGTCACTTCCTTTACAATTGCGTCCCTCCCGCTCGCCGTGGTAAAATATCGGCGAAAGGAGGTGAGAAAATGTTTAGAATGTCGCGTGAGGAACTGATTGTGCGACTGCAAGCTGTGCAGAAAATGGATCTTTCAAATCTTCATCAGTCAATTACGGCAGATCGAAAACTATTGCTTTATACTGCCGCTGGAATCATCGTGTGTTCATCGGCCGGACTTCCAACGAAAGAGGAACTTCTTGTTCAAGAAGAGAACTCGTGGAGTTTTTCTCTACTTGACTTTGCGCTCTCGCTGGATCTCCCAAAAGAACTGCCACCGGAAATCGATGAAGAAGAATTCTTGTATTGCAAAGAAGCTGTGATTATCCCTTATGGGGGCAAAGAGATTCACGCAAATGCGCTTGTAGTTCCTCTATCTTCTGTGATAGGTTTTTCTGTGGGGTCCGTAGAATGATATCGGTTTGTGGCCCAAAAACCTGACTTGTGGATTGCCGTTCTTGTAGTGCCATTACAAGGGCGGCAATTTCTTTTGGTGTAGCCTCGATTTTCACACCTTCCACTCCTTTCACGCGCTGTCTGCGGTCTGTTCGTCGTCGTAAAACTCTGTCCAGTCGAAGCCTAACAAGGCGGCAATTCTTTTTGCCGTGCTAACGCTGGGGCGTCTTCTGCCAATTTCAATATTTGAATAAGCGGCTCTCGATACTCCGATAATTTCGGCGACTTCCTCCTGCTTCAACCCAGCTTCTTTGCGCTTTTCAGACAAATTCATATTATCACCTCCCGCTCTGCGTCTCTATGAAACATATTAGCGTCTAATAGACGCATTGTCAAGAGGTTTTTAAAATATTTGCTTCTTTTTGACGCATATCATGCTATAATCTTGATTGTTTCTAAATGACGCATTATATTTATGGAGGTGATACTATATGCGATTAAAAGAACTAAGAAAGGCTGCCGGAAAAACACAGGCCGATATTGCGGAGCTTATAGGCGTTACTCGTGGAGCATACACAAACATCGAAAACGGCAAACGAGAAACAGACACCGCCTCTCTTTGTGTCCTTGCGGATTACTTTAATGTATCTGTTGATTATCTCTTAGGGCGTGAAAAAGAAAAAAGCCCACCCCCGAATAATGGGGATGGGCTTGATCCGCTGGATCAGCGGCTTAATGAACTTCTTTCTCAGGCGACGGAGGACACGAAGCAGGCAATGATTGTTCTTTTAGAGCAGACTCAAAAGCCGTAAGAAACTCCAACTTGCCTTTTTCGTCAAGCTGCTGAAAAAGCCTCATTATTTTGTCGTCAATTTCTGACATGGCTTAATCCTTTCCGCCTCGGCGCCGTGGCTGTTATTACGCTCCCAGATTATAACATGAACAAAACAAAATTTGTCGAAATTTGTTACTATTGGTAGATTATCACGAAATACGGGAGGAAAAAGCGAATTGAACTATGCTCCCGATTCAGATAATGAAGCGCCGGCAATTCTACCTCTTGCAAATCTTCCTTTGTCAACCGCTTCACCATCAGAAATTATTAGATTACTATTCTCTCACCCGTATGTAAATTTTGTGCCTCAACTGTTTGACAGAACGCGCGAGTTTGAACTCGGCCTTGAATTTATTGAACGGTGCCGCGTTGTCTTGTCGCTCTATTATGCCGAAATACCAAAGGATGAAGCGGCCTTTATCGAATGCAATCTAACCCTTTTAGAACTGTCATTTCTCGACCGCCTTAATCGCTGGGCGGAATACCTCGACTTATTTGAAAAATACTTCCGAGAAAAGCGCACGAAAGCTTATATTTTGAGGTACAAAACAGATAAAGGTCTGCAGTCCGACGTTGCAAGATTCGGACGATACCTTCTACACTACGATTATTATGGTTGTTATGCTATTGCTTCTGTACATACTTTTTATTTATCAGAACGACGAAGAGCCATTATAGAGAGAAAGCAGGCACGTTTCGAACAAGGCAAAAACGTGGATTATTTGAAACGACACCAGAAGGATCGTTTATCATTTGAAGAGCGAGAGCGTCGTTATCATGACTTAATGCGCCTTTTGAGATGGATTAGAAAGGCGTCGGACGATAGGTAAACTTTGAACCATTAACAAAGATTAAAAACTGGAGGAATTGATATGAAGCGTATAATATCCTCTCTGCTTGTAGCCGTTGCTCTGCTTTCTCTTTTTTCCGGCTGCGGAGGCGGCGGAAAACCGGATAATTTAAGCGATGATGTGTATGAGCTCGGCTGCGCCGCGCTGGAAACCACCGACGATTATATAGACGGTAAAATCACAGCTTCCGACGCTCTGAAAAAGCTCGATTGGTCCGCCACTCTGATTGACACTCAGGTTGAAAAAGAACTGGCAGACAGCCCGACCGGCACATTATATGGAACACCTTATTCCAATGATAACGGAGTTTCAATTTATCTGCTGTCAATTAAACTGGCTATTGGTGACAAAGACAGGGGCACCGGTACTATGTCGGTGGTAAAAGACGCTCGTAATAAGCTTGCAAAGACACTCGGCAAATGACCCACTCATAAAGTAATAAAGAAAGGGGGTGGTGATTTGCCCAAGAAGAAAGCCTCCGGCTCCCAGCCCGCCAAACCGAAGCGGGGGCAAAAGCTCGACGAGGCCGGCGTTATATATGCCCGGTACAGCAGCCACGCGCAAAAGGACATATCCATAGAACAGCAGCTTGAAAAATGCCTCGGCCTGGCCGGCGAGTTCGGCATACACGTCATTGAGACCTATTCTGACCGCGCCGTATCAGGGCGCACGGATAAGCGTACTGGCTTCCAGCGGATGATGAAAGACGCCCAGAGAGGCGGCTTCCGTTACGTAATCGCCTGGAAGAGCAACCGTATAGGCCGAAATATGATGGAGGCGCTTATCAACGAGGCGCGGCTCCAGGACATGGGCGTCAGAATCCTATATGTTGAGGAAGACTTCGACGACACCGCCGCCGGGCGCTTCGCCGCCCGCTCTATGATGAACGTCAACCAGTTCTATTCAGAGAACATGGCCGAGGACATCATCAGAGGCCTTTATGACAACGCCGCCAACTGCATGGTGACAAACGGGCAGCTGCCTTATGGGTATGTCGCGGATAAAACTCTCCACTATGCCGTTGACGAAGCTAAAGCCGAGGTCGTCCGGGAGATCTTCAAGCGCGTTGCCGACGACGAGCACCTCATAGATATATGCAACAGCCTTAATGCCCGCGGCCTCAGAACGCAAAGAGGAAAGCCGTGGGGCCGGTCAAGCTTCAATAAGATACTCAGCAACGAGCGGTATCGGGGCATTTACATCTATGGGGATGTCCGAATCGAGAACGGCATACCGAGGATAGTAAGCGACGAGCTCTTTTATAAAGTACAGGAGGCGATAAAGACGAAAAGCAATCCGAGAGGCCGGCACCGTGAAAACGGTGATTACCTCCTCACCGGCAAGCTGTTCTGCGGAAAATGCGGCTCCCCCATGACGGGCATATCCGGCACGGGGAAGAATGGCAGTCTGCATTTTTACTATACTTGCCAGAAGCGCCGATTTGAAAAGGCCTGCGACAAGCAGAACGTCAGGCGTGATGACATTGAGTATCAGGTCGCAAAAGCGATTATGGACTATGCTCTGCAGGACGAAACGATAGAGTGGATAGCCGATCAGACTGTCGCCTATAATGAGCGCAAAGAGGCGGAGAGCCATTTAAGCGTGCTGGAAGAACAGCTCGCCGGCACGAAGCAGAGTATCAAGAATATGATTAAGGCCATAGAGCAGGGTATCATCCTGGAGAGCACTAAGGAGCGCCTTCAGGAGCTGGAATTGGAGAAGGGGAAGATAGAGGGGCAGATCGCCGCAGCCAGGGCCGACATAGTCACGGTGTCCCGCGAGGAGATAGTGCAGGGCCTCTCGATGTTCAAAAACGGTGACGTGTCCGACAAGAAGACCCAGGCCCGGCTATTCGATACTTTCCTCATTTCTGCGCACGTTTACGACAACGACCTCAAGATTGTTTTCTCTTTCACCGGCAAGAACAACACCGTAAGAGTACCTTTAGATATTCCGCCGGAAGCGGTTGAAAATAACGATTACCCCGAAAGTTCGTCTTTGCTCAACTTTGAGCCACCAAAGCAGTATCAGGCGAACACCTACTTCTTCAAAGGCGGCTTTGCCGTAAAAGTTCTGCTCTGATACCGATTACAAAAGCACCGCTTTGAGAAATCAAAGCGGTGTTTTTGCGTCCATCGCACATTTTTCAAAATACCTCCCCTGCGGTACAATGAGATCGCAAAGGAGGTGTTTGCATATGAAAGACAAGTCTAAATCGTTCAACATTGAAGAAGCAAAAAAGGATCCGGAGCTGTGCTTCGCAGCGCTGAAACTGATCGAGCAACTGTATCACGACGGGCATATTTCTTCTCGAATGTTTCACAACATCCTCAATGAGTATGCCGACGTCGTGGATATGACAAGGTTTATTGATTATCGATGAGGAGGCGCTATGCAATGAAAGACGATCTGAAATGTGTTGGAATTTGGGGACAAAGGCACTATCAGCATTTGAAAGCTACCAAGCCGAGCGTAATCGGCGTGATGCGGCTGAACGGTTGCTTGAACTCTTATCTGCGCGAGGTCAACGAGCAAGCGGATGAAATGGTTTTTCAGCTGGTAAAACAATTTGCCAAGCAAGAAGGTGTCACCGAGGAACTGAAACGCCGTGATCAGATGGCGTGGGTCGGAGCCATGAACAATATCCGCGACAGGGTCAATGAGATTGTGTTGAACGAGGTGATATTCGTATGACAGTGCTGGAGGATCTGTGGTATGGTAACATTGACCCGCACGAAACAGTCCTGAATGACGACCGACGTTTCAAGAACCTACTCGCTTTAATGGGCAGGAATCGTGATAAGTTGAGCGCCACACTTACCGAGCAACAAAAGGAATCGCTTGCTAAGTACGATGACGCAGTCAATGAACTACATTCCCTCGCCGAACTATCTGCCTTTCGGTATGGTTTCTCACTCGGCATCAGGATGATGACGGAAAGTGTATCAATCGACTTAATAGCAAACGAATAATACCAACGAACAGCGGGGCTTTGGCTCCGCTGTTTCCATATTTGAATATTGCACCCACTTTTTTCGAAATAAGAATATTGCGCCCACCTTCCGGAAACTTCATTTCATTATATGTAATAACTGCCCCCCACTTTTCACACGGAACGTGCGAACGGGATTTCACATTTTCTTCGGCAAGTTCATAAAAAGCACTTGATTATTTGTCACAAATGTGGTATAATTAAAGTGACGATTAGAAAGAGGTGCTACATGAGACAATCAGGCTGCACAGATTCGATCCGGAACCGAATAGAAGCCGCCAAGACCGGGAGCGTTTTTATACTCTCGGACTTTTCCGATCTCGCCGATCCGGAAGCTGTTCGCAAGGCGATTACACGTCTTGAAAACGACGGCACGCTTACTCGTGTTATGCGCGGCGTTTATTATAAGCCGAAGCATAGCGAACTGCTCGGCGGAACCGTCGCCCCCTCGCCGGATGACGTCGCCCACGCTCTTGCGCGTAATTACGGTTGGACCATCGTTCCCTGCGGTGATACGGCGCTGAATCTTCTGGGATTGTCCGAACAGATTCCTTCCCAGTGGGCTTATGTAAGTGACGGCGCTTATCGGGAATATTCCTATGGAAACGCGACGCTGTATTTCAAGAGAACGGCAAAAAAAGAACTCTCGAATATGTCCCCAAAATCTGCGCTCATCGTACAAGCATTGAAAACCTGCGGCAAAGACGGCGTTACGCCAAAAATTATTGAAAAATTGCGAAGCGTGACCACCGATGACGAACGCAAAGCGCTTCTCTCTGAAACGCAGTACGTCACGTCGTGGATTTACGAAACGATAAAAGAAATCTGCCAATAGTCCGTTTTATGGGACAAGGTATTTGATAGAATCAAAAAGGAATCATAAAAGGAGATCAGACATATGATTACGCAATCAAATTTCAAGGAACTTCTTATAAAACTCGGATTTTCCGGCAGTGGAAATGTGCTTGAAAAACAGTTTGCAACATTTGGAGTATTTTTAAGTGTCGATTTTGCCGGCAAAAAACTGTATTATCCCACACAAATAAAGGGGCGGGATAGAAACGATGGTTTTGACGCGCCAGAGAATTTCGTCGTGTTTGAGTGTGTAAACCGTCTCCTTGAAAAAGGATATCGCCCCGAGCATATAGAACTTGAAAAAGAATGGCATCTCGGACACGATGCAAAAAGTGGCCGTGCAGATATTTGCGTAACCGATGAAAAAGGCTCGATGCTCTTTATAGTTGAGTGTAAAACCTGGGGTAGAGAGTTTGATAAAGCGCTGAGTGATACAAAAAACGACGGAGCGCAGTTGTTCTCTTACTGGCAGCAGGAACAGTCATGCAAATGGCTCGTTCTCTATGCTTCTGATTACAAGGACGGAAGCATCGAGTATAAGTCTCCAACAATAGATTGTTCAGATGACGCCAATATTATCCTTTTATCAAAAAAGGACAAATCCATAAAACTGTATCGCGACGCTCATACCGCTCCCGGAAGATACGAGGTCTGGAAAGAAACATATGCAAATCAGATTCATGATGATCTGATTTTCTCGGCAGATTCGGTTGCTTATAAAATCGGTGTTAAACCTCTGTTGAAGAAAAACCTTCGCGACTTTACTCCTGACGATAAAATCGTCAATAAGTTCGAGGAAATACTTCGCCATAACAACGTAAGCGACAAAGAAAATGCATTTAACCGCCTTATTGCACTATTCATTTGCAAGCTTGTTGATGAAAGCACAAAAGGCGAGGATGACGAAGTAGAATTCCAATATAAGCAAGGAACCGATACATACGAAACGTTGCAGGACAGATTACAACGTCTTCATAGGGACGGCATGGAGAAATTCATGCGCGAAGAAATCCTTTACGTTTCAGCCGATTATCCCGAATGGCTGTTTTCTACATACACGGGATCAAAGCGCAAAAAAGCGATTGAAGATCTGCAAAACACGATTCGTATTCTGAAATTCTACTCTAACAACGATTTCGCCTTCAAAGACGTTCACAACGAGGAATTATTCTATCAAAATGGCAAAATACTCGTTGAAATGGTGCAGTTGTTTGAAAAATACAGAATTGTGTACCCCTCAAAGCATCAATTTCTCGGAGATTTGTTCGAGCAACTTTTGAACAAGGGCTTTAAGCAAAACGAAGGACAGTTCTTTACCCCGATGCCGATCACTCGGTTTATTTGGGATAGTCTGCCTGTTGATCGTATGGTAAAATCCGACAGAGGAACGGTCTATCCTAAGGTTATCGACTACGCCTGTGGTGCGGGGCATTTCTTGACAGAGGCAATAGAAGCAATAAACTATTTTATAAAGTCTGATGAAAACAAGAGCAACGCATGGGCAAGAGATCACATTTTCGGTATTGAAAAAGACTACCGTCTTGCCCGTGTTGCAAAAATATCTCTGTTTATGAATGGCGCCGGCGAAGGAAATATCATCTTCGGCGACGGACTTGAAAATGCGCCGGATAAAGGCATTGAAAACGGTACGTTTGATATTTTGGTTGCCAATCCGCCGTATTCAGTAAAAGACTTCAAACAACATTTGCAACTTAAAAACAATAATTTCACGCTCCTTGACCGTATCGGATTAAACGGCGGCGAGATTGAAACGCTATTTGTAGAAAGAATCGGACAGCTTCTTAAACCGCAAGGTATTGCGGCGGTGATACTGCCGAGTTCCATTCTTTCAAATGACAGCGCCAGTTATACAGGAGCACGCGAGCAGCTTTTGCAAAATTTCTATATTCGCGGCATTGCGGCGTTTGGTTCTAAAACGTTCGGTGCAACCGGGACAAACACGGTTGTTATGTTCCTTGAAAAGTTCAACGAGCCGCCGAAACGCATTGATTTGTCGGCTGATTCCGTTGACGCCATTTTCAGCGGCTCGGAATTGACAGATTGGAAAGACAAAGAGATTCTCGAAGCATATCTTGCGCAAATTGAGGTTGGCGAAGAGGAATACCAAGCTTTTCTCAAGAAGGAGTATTTGCTCGCCGAATTGGAAGAAATAGAGTATTTCAAAATGTATGTCGCTGCTTTTGCAGATTCGGCAGACACAAAGAATTTGCAGAAAACAAAGGCATATAAAAGCAAAACCGCCGAAGAACAGCAAGCGATATACCTTGAAAAGTTTTATGCTTTTGCCCGTTCAATTGAGCAAGAGAAGCTGTTCTATTTCTCGTTGGTTTATCAACAGACTACTGTCATTATCACAGCACCGGCAGATAATAAAGAGCAGAAAGATTTTCTCGGATACGATTGGTCTAACCGCAAAGGAAATGAAGGAATTCAGATAATTACACCGGGCGGAAAGATGTATAATGATTCAGATCGTGAGTCAGAGAGTACGCTTTCATATGTTATCAAAAAATCTTTCGATGAAAAGATTCCTTCTTTCAATGAGAATCAAGCTACATTTGCATCAGTTGTAAAAACAAAGGACATGCTTGACTTTTCGCGTCTAAGTTTCAATAAAGCTCTAAGAACGAGTGTCAAAAAAGCATTTAACATATTAAGTAAATACCCATTAGTAAAACTATCTTCTGTTTGTGATATGAACACTTCAAAAACCGAGATTCATGATATTTCAGACGATTTGCTTGTTTCATTTGTTGATATGTCATCTGTAAGTAACGAAGGATTTATTGAAACAAAAGTAGATCGCCCATGTGGTGAAGTGCGTAACGGAGGATATACATACTTTGCAGAGGGAGATATTATCATAGCAAAAATAACTCCATGTATGGAAAATGGGAAATGCGCGATTGTCGAAGGATTGACTAACGGTATTGGTTTTGGGAGCAGCGAGTTTCACACCTTCAGATGCCACGATAGCGATATTATACAAAGTATTTATTTTTACTTCTTAATCAAAACATGGTGCGAGAAGCTGCTGAAGATGCGATGACAGGAGCAAGTGGTCATAGACGTGTTCCAGCAGCATTCTATGAGGAGATGCTGATTCCAGTGCCGTCTATCCCAGCTCAACAACAAATAATTGATGAATGTTCAAAGATTGAAGCGGAATACAAAACAACTCGCATGAGCATTGAAACCTATAGACAGAAGATTGAAGACCTGTTTGCCGAGTTAGATATAGCTAACCGGGGGGGGACAGACTGAGTCTGTCTGACCCGGAAAAGTTTGTCGTGTCCATAGGCAAGCGAGTATTGGACAAAGAGCTTGTCTCAGACGGTACAATCCCCGTATTCAGTGCAAACGTCAATGAACCGTTTGGCTACATAGATAAACTCTTGACCACTGATTTCTCCATGCCGTCTGTTTTGTGGGGCATCGACGGTGATTGGATGACAAGTTATATGCCGGAAAGCAAGGAATTCTACCCGACAGATCATTGCGGCGTTTTGCGTTGTAAAACGGAAGAAGTTAACCCGCGATATCTGGTGCATATACTTGAGGTCGAAGGTCGCAAAATGGGATTCTCCCGTTCTTATCGCGCGTCAATCGATAGGGTTCAAGGCATCACGTTTACCGTTCCGGAAAGAAGCAAGCAAGATTCTGTCATTCAGAAAGTGTTTGAGGTGGAGAAGCAAATTACCGGCGCGGAAGCAAAATTGAAAGAACTTGGAACAAAGCAAAACGAAGTTTTGCAAAAGTATTTACAGCCTGATGAAAGGACTTAATATGCCAACAGAGAATATGTCAATTGAACATATAGGCAATGCAGTTTATCTAAAACGTGATCAATGGGGTGATAAACGGGCTTGCATTAGCGACTATCCCGGATTACTTGATGAAGTTCAAAGATACACTTGGACTTTAAAAACCGGTAATCATCCGTACCTCTGGTGTGGCAAACTGAATACTTCTTTGCATAAGTTTGTTTTATCGTATATATACGGCGGAGACAAACTTGATAATATGCTTGCAAACGACAATATTATTGAACATCTTGACAATGACGGTCTGAATTGTTCGTATGATAACTTGCACATAATTTCATCCGACTACAACAAGGCTAAAGCGTTTACAATTGACAAAAAGCTTAATTCATACAATAATATTCCATCATACGTCACGGATGTTTATTATTCACACGAAAAGCAAGTTTATCAAATGCAGGTGTTTTTTAATAGAGATATATATTTCGAACAACAGAGTGGAATCCCTATAGAATCATTTTACTTTCAATATGATGCGTTTCTATTTTTGTATATCGACTGGCTCTATCTGCTTGAGTCACTCGAAAAAAGTGAATTTGATATTAAAACAATACACGCCCAAAAGGTGTTTGCTGAAAAACGTCCATTGATTAATCTTGAAGAAAATGAAAAAGACCATGTAATAATAGAACGAGATGGTCACTTTTATTTGAGATTGAATCCCGATGGTGGCGATAAGGCAGCTTTCATGGTCAAAACAGCATATAAGGATTTAGGAGAATGAAAACCGATCGTACTCCAAATTCAAACGGTTTATTTGTAGAAAGGTTGTGGTATTATTGAAACAATTTATATACCTTGATAACGATATTGTAAATTCAATTATCGCTCAAACAGAAAATGGATTCGTAACAGATATATCAACAGAAACAGAAACCGAGGACGAGAAGAAAACACAAAAGGAGGGCGGAACCAAAATTTCAGGAACAACCGGAGGCTCCATTCTAAAACTGGCAAAAGCAGAAGCAACTTTTGATATTGAAGGAAAAATAGGTTCTGAAAACTCTCATCGTTCTTCCTCAAGAGAACTAATAAATAAAACTCTTCATGATGCAGCTTTTAGCATCGCATACGCTGACGTTAAGCCGAGAACCGTCTCTTTTGATGATAAAGACGAGGGAACTTACGGAGATTATATTGAAATAAAACGCGTTTTTGACTTTGTGGATTTTGACTTTCTTGGTAATATGTTTGCCAAAGGTGGAATAATTGACTTTATCAAAAAGTCTGAAAAAGAAAAAATAGAATCTGTGGCAAATTCAGCTACGGCAAACATGAATAGACAGCAGCAACGAAGTAACGGTTCACAAATAAGAGCAAAAATTAAACAATTAGTTTCCGCCAACGATAAACAATACGATGATGCACAGGATGTTATAGTTGCGTTGCAAAAAATATTACCATATAAACGGATGCTAATTTCTTATGATGGTTATTTGATTCCTCTTGATGATAAGTATTTCCGCATTGATCCTGTCAATTTGGGGTTCAAATATGGAGGTGAGATTACTTGTGTTGGCCTAATAACCAACATTATTGGTGAAGATACTAATCCAAACGATGAGAAAAATATCTTTGCAACGCTTCAATTCACGGTGAACGAGGCACTTAGAACTGTCCTTCCCACAAAAGAGAATAATTTAATTGTAGTACATCCTATTGCCGTTTACTACGGAGATTAACATATTTGGTCATTACGTTGGAGGTCAAAATGGGAAAAAATAACAAACTTCCAAATAAAGATCCTTTCGAAGAATATCAGCGCGAATCCGATCCGTCGAAGCACGAGCGGAACTATGCCTGGCATACTAATATTTTATATATTTGAGGCTTTATTTATGGAAACTACATTAAAAGAGTGCCCTGTTTGCAGGAGCAAGGCATCGTGCTTCCCTGAATCTCAGCACGATAGCGTTTTTTATGATTGTCCGGTTTGCGGAAGATACGAATTCACATTAAATGGATTCCGTATTCAACATAACAACCATCTTGCATCCTATCTTTACTATAACCGTTTTAAAGGCGGATTGATGCATCCTGAATATCGTTATCACACGACAATGGATAAAGAATTATGCGATGCCTATAAAAGAAACTTCGAAAAAGGTGACATTACCCATGGCCATCCCGTACATATGGATGATGATATTGTAAATAATTGGTACCCTAAGTCGTTTTCCGAACGTATAGATAATATTCTGCTTCGTGTTTCGTCACTTGCAAAACACATAGGTCAGCCGGTGAACTTTGATAATCAAGAAATGCTTAGTCTGCTTTTCGTTGACAGAAGAGAATCGCCCGATGATTCTGATTTCCCACCCAAAGACGGTCCCGCATGGAGAGAGGATAAGGACTGTTTCACAGAAGCGGATTATGTGCTGGATTATTTAAAAGAGAGTGGATTTGTAAAAGACTATTTACATTTGCGTTCTGAAACGGGGGTAAAATTGACATTAACGCCAAAAGGATACGCTCGTGTGGATGAGTTACAAAGAAATACATCTTATGGACGCAATGTTTTAGTTGCAATGAAGTTTGGTGAGGATACTCTTACCTTACGCGAAGCAATTCGAAAAGGTGTTGACGACGCAGGGTATCATGCCGTTTTCATCGATGAAGTTGAACATATCAATTTCATTACGCCGGAACTATTGAAGCATATTCGTGACAGCAAATTCGTCGTTGTTGATCTAACGCATCAAAATAATGGAGCGTATTTCGAAGAAGGATATGCTATGGGTCTTGGTAAACCCGTTATTCAGCTTTGTAAAGACGGGGTTAAATTACATTTCGATATAGCACAAAAAAACACGATTATGTGGAAAACAGAAGATGACATTCCTACCAAGCTAACAAACAGGATTAAAGCTACAATAGATTAAACAGTTATTGTATGTAAAGAAAGAAGAATGATGATTGATGGGAGAAACGATAGAAAGCAGAAAAGCGGCGGGATTATTTGATAAATATATAAGCGATCCTGATCCTAAAAAACGTGAGCTGGCAGGGATATGGGCTGGTTCAATCGGCTTGCAAGAAGTTGACGGGTTGAGCGTTTCGTCATATCTGGTAGAGCTTGCTATAAGAAATATTGAGGGCAAGATCACCACAAAAGAAGTTGAAGCGCTGATACACGAACATTATAAGAATCATAATGCGAAAATAGATTGATCTGTTGAATAAGATTAATCGGCTACGGAGAGATAATTATGCAAAAAACCTCTATCAGATTTTTTGAAGATATACCGGTGCGAGCCGTTTGGGATGATGAAAGTTCCAAATGGTGGTTTTGCGCTGCGGATATCGCGGAAGCGCTGACCAAAAGTAAAAATCCGCGTTCCTACTGGAACAAAATCAAAAGCCGCAAAAATGAGTTGTCGACGATTTGTCGACAACTGAAATTAAAAGCGCGAGACGGCAAGTTTTACAATACCGACGTTGTGGACGAGTCCGGTCTGAATACGGTCATCGCGATGATACCGAGCAAGAAATCCGAAGTCTTTGCCCGCTGGATGAAGAATATGGAGACCTCGCTTGACGAAAAGAGCAAGCAAAAAGCGTATGAGCTTTTCGAGAGCGGGTTCATTGACAACATCGAAGTGGGCACGGCGAAGGGCTTGCAGCAGATCCACGGATATATTTTCGGCGGACTTTATGATTTCGCCGGACAGATTAGGACGCTCAATATTGCAAAGGGCGGTTTTGCCTTTGCTCCTGCTTTGTATCTGGACGGGGCTCTTGCGCATATCGAAAAAATGCCCGAGACCACGCTCGAAGAGATCGTCAATAAATACGTTGAAATGAATGTCGCACATCCGTTTATGGAGGGCAACGGCAGAAGCACCCGTATCTGGCTCGATCTGATTTTGAAGAAGAATCTGAAAAAATGTGTTGACTGGAGCCTGATCGACAAAAAGGATTATCTCGCCGCCATGCGCGAAAGTGTATCCGATCCGACGAAAATATTAGAACTGATAGAAAACGCCTTGACCGATGATATCTATAACCGCGAGATCATCATGAAGGGCATTGATTATTCTTATTACTACGAGACCGAGGAATAAGATATCTAAACAAATTCCTATTTCAGATGTCAAGGATGTGCGAATATGAAAGGAGCATTGTGATTGTATCGACTGATATATATTATTAGCTTTCTTATAAGGCAGTTTCTATTGCCAAATCCGTTTGCTCCGCTGGGAGGCAACGCAGAGATCATAAACTTGCTTGTCGGCGGAGCGTTTGTACCTCTGTCATACTTTATGACCGGTTTTATCTATGATAAGGGAAGTGAACCTGCGATAGGCAGTATTCTGTTTCTTGTGGTCTATGCAATCAACACCGGGGTGACCTATCTCGTATGTTTAGCGTACCCTTTAGTATGGTTAATGATCTTGATTGGAGCCGCATATTTTGCAATATTTGTTTTTCTCTCTGTAATCATCCGAAAAAACTGGATCTGAGGTTAATATGAAAAAGTGGGAATTAGCAAGATATCTTATAGATGCAAAAAAGTGCGTAGACAGCGTTTTGTATATTGGAGAACACGTAGAAGAACTGCGCTATTATGATCTCAAGACGCTGATTGATGAAAAACGTAACACCTTTTATATAAACTGCTGTGCTGTCATAGAACACACCATTGCATCCAAAACTCAGCAAAAGAAAACGCTTTGTAGCAATGATACTATCGTTGAACTATTGTTCCGTGAAAGAGATAAAAACAGCGCCCATAAAGACGAGGACTATATCCCGCAAGAATTCAATAGGATCGCTCAAATTGCTGTACAAATGAAAACACAAATCATTCATGTTCGGGAAATCTGCGCACATGATATTCCAAAAGAATTGACTCTCGATTTTGTTTCTCATGACAAGGCATTGTTTCGGGCGATCCACAGATTGTTGGCAGAGGACGAAGATATAATTCTTCATGAAAAGCATCCTCTACGAAATGCGGTAAATAATCCCGACGGAGAATACAAGTCTTTCAATATTCTTAATGACACCATTGATCTTAGAACGATTCCCGAAGACAAAAAGAAAGAATATGCGGTTGTTTTGAAAGAAGGAATAAACTTTCAAGAAGGTATTCAAGAGCGTCAAGATTTCTGTATCAGAATGAACTTGCTTTTTGATCAGAACGCATGGTGTTCCGTGAATGAAGGAGAGTATAAAAAAGTCGAAGAGCTAACAAAACTTGGCTGTTTTAATGAATACGGGGTTATTCAGCCACCTCCGACAGACCCTATACTATTAGCGCGAATAGAAAAGATTATGAATACATAATTGAGTGCGCTATTGTAAAAGATTGTTAAAAGCAGGAGATAAATATGCCACTGGATACCACATTACTTGATCTTGACCGCGCGCCGACGATACTTGAAATGCGAGCGTTTTTCAAAAAACATGACTGGTCGGCGGCGAAAATATCGGAGCCGAAATCTCGTTCTACCGAGCATCACGAGGCGATCAGCAGGATCAGTCGAGTTATGGACGCAGCTTTTGAGGAGGAAGCCCGCAAGAGAGGGTTGCCGGCGTGGTCGGGATATTTGGATCACACGGTCAGACTGAACGGCGAAAAATATCAGGACAACCCGCTGATTGCATTACGGGACAGCGTTGAAGATTTGGTGTCAGATGGTGTGCGAATGCTGCTCACCGGTCCGGATGAAATCGTTGAGTCTATATTCAGCCAGTTTGACTTCGACGATCCCGATCTTGATAAAAAAGCAGACGACTTCATGCACACCGCCGTCGGCACGATGCTTGAAGTGATGGAGTATGACAAGCTCGCCGAAGTTGTGCAAAGTCTCTCCGCCGCCGAAGATTTCAATCCGTACATCAAACCGAATTTCCGTGCGCAGGATCATAATAAGAAATGGTATCACACGGATTCGGAAGTTCAGGTCGAGTATTGCCCCGACCCGGAAGCAAAGCTTCCTCCGGAAAAAGCAATAGTTGATCCCGAAAAAATCGCTATTTTTAATCTTATGGTTGAGGATTACTGGAAGACGCTCGACGATACGGAAAAGAAGATTTACCGCCTCCGCGAGCAAGGATATACTCAGGGAGAAGTTGCAAAAATGCTCGGCTATTCCGGCAACAGCGCTGTACCAAAACGTCTGAAAACAATGCGCGCAAAATTCAAAGATGTAATGGGGGTATAATATTTATATGTGTTCAACAACAGATGACACCAAGATGATATCCTTTATCTTTGATAGTGGGAGACTTGGTAGCAGTTTTTATGGAGAAGTTGCATGCAAACATATTCTTAGGGGAAAAGAAATAACCCGGAATTCTAAAAAAGTTGTTGTTTCCATCGGGGATATACTTATATACAAAAGATATATAGACATTGAACCATATATTTTAAATAACAGTTTTTGCACTCTTGATCTAAACGCTTTAAATAAAACGCAACCATTTACAGATTATCCGTTTTGCTGGATAGTTGAAGACATTGACAACAGTATTGCCATAGAGATTGATAAACGATTAAAAACTGAATTGCAAGGATATATTGGCATCACCGAAATCGATCCTCAGAATTGTAATGAATTCAAACAGTTTTGGAAAGAGATACCAAGAAGATTTGCAATATGTAAAAATGTTGTTACTGTATTTCAAGATCCAGATATCTATGATTGTTTTACATACGAAACATTAGTTGAGAACTTGGGGTATCAAGTTAAATATGCAAAAGAAACTGAATATTGTGCAATAGAAAATTCAGAAATCATGCAATCATCTTTTATAAAGAGTGACGTGGATCTCAATATTATTAAAACACAACATGAAAAGAGTGGTGCTGATAGAGATTTAATGAATTTAAATTTTTCGCTAAATAGAGAACTTCAGATTTCTGGAGCTTTAATTTGGAAATCCATTATCGATATTGGTAAGTTAACGTTTTCAAAGGATGATTATGATCCTCCTCTTTTTGAAGACTCATTTTTTGCACTTTATCACGCATCGCAAGGAATAGAACGTTTGCAAAAAATAATAATTGAGTTAATTTGTAAAAAGCATCATATAAAACAAGAGGAAAAACAAAAAGTTAATAAGTTGCTACTTAGTCACAATCACCACGAATTAAACAGTTGGATTGAAGAAAAAGAAAGCGTAAAGTTTGATAAAAACTGTAGAAACTTTTTTGGCATACTTCATGAATTTTACAATAAAATACGTTATTTAAGGTACGCGGATGATCTCGAAAACAAAGGACTTATTCCTGAGTACCAATTACTAAAAAAACTTGGAAACGGGTGTAAAGATGACAACATAGACCTTCAGATAAAAAACATTTTTGGAAATGCTATCGGAATTATAGCTTTTCTTTACTATAAAACGGTGGATGATCTTTGCACATCGTTGAATATTTTTGCTTATGAACTATACGATTTTTCTACGGCAACAATAGTTTATTATAGCCAAAAACCAAAGAATTTATATCATGAGTATTTAAATAGACAACTTGAGAAAAAAGAACTTTTGTATTGGCTTATAAAAAACGGAAAAGACTATCCTCATTTAAAGTTTTTCGGCACAGAAGCACTTGAATTTGATCCGCAAATGATTGATGAATATATGTCGGATTTAATTAATAATCCGGAAAGCTGTGAAAGTATTCATGGTGAAATTGATGCCTTATATGACGATATGTGTTTAAACAATAAAGAAAAATGGAAACAACATAAAGAGGAAGTAGATGCACTCATAGCGAACCCAAACATATTATATGAAGTCGGGGAATACTAACGAAAATTACGAAATTTTTTCAGAATTAAGGAATATTTTTTCTTTCCCACCTCGTTATTATATAGAGGGATCTTTTGAAAACCGGTGATTTTTTTTGACAACTGCACGCACTTTTTCAAAAAAGGTGACGGCGGTGACGGGAGTGAAGGGAAAAGCGGTATATACCAAATGCCGTCACCGCCGTCACAAGCGTCACCCAGAAAAGCACAAAAACCGTTATTTGATAACTGCCCCCACTTTTTCAAATATCACAATCAAATACTGCTGTTCTTTACATAGCATACGACGAGACCGACGAATAATCGCCGGTCTTTTCTTATGCAAAAAAACAGAAAGGAGAATAGAAAAATGAAAAATCATTTTGATTCAAGCTGACCCGCTGAGGGAGCCGTCGGAGGTGTGCATCCGACGGCGTTGTCGCAGCAAGCATCGCGTTTGGATGTACACATCACAAACACCTTGTCAGGGGATACCCCTGAAACCCCATCAAAACAGAAAAAAGAAAAGAGGAAACAAAATGAAGCAAAGCAAACGAATCAAATTTTGGCTCGGCGAGAAAGACCTCGCCAAACTTGACCGGCAGGCAAACGAAGCAAAACTGACCCGTTCAGAATATATCCGCAAGCTCGTCTGCGAGGCAAAGATCCTGCCTACTCCGGACGTGGACTATCTTGCCTACGCAGATGAATTTCAGCGGTTAGGCACGCTCTTCAACGATTGCGTGAAAGAGTACCATTCGGTCGGCGAACTCGATCAGGTCCGCGCCGAAGCGGTTTGGTCAGAGATCAAAGAAAAGGCGGACCGGTTGCTGAACGAACTTATTGAGAAAACGGTCGATTTGAAAGTGGAGGCGCTGCATGGTAAGAAATGACGATCACTATATCGGTGTAAGAATGACCGAAGAAGAACGAGCCGATTATGATGACAAACTCAGCAAGACCTATTACACCGGCAAGCTCTTTTTGCGTAAACTTCTCGACGGAGACAATCTGCGAGAGAAAGCGCCGAAAGAAGAAAACGAGACGAATCATCAGTTGTTCCGGATTGAGATGAATTGCTTTCAGCTGTGGGCAGGCAGAGAGACGCCGGTCAAGCAATCACAGATCTATTATAAAAGATACCGCTATCTTGAAAAGTGTATGGCAGATATCAGAGACATCGTGTATTCCGCCCACCTTTGGGAAAACGACTGACATTAATTCTGAACACAACACGGCAAGCTGTTTGCCGGTCATATATTAACCTTCTCAATTTTCCAAAAACAGCAAATAAAGAATGAGGAGGTTTTTCGATGAGTACGAAAACCAAAAAGACGACCGAAAAGGTCGAGACAGAAAACGACGTTATTACGAATGACAAAACCGACACCGTGACTGATAGCAAAACCGACACCACCGTTGAAGCGAAAACCGAACCTATCGCGCAGAAGTCCAAATCGCTTATCATCAAACTGGAAGATCTCGTTCCGTTCAAGGATCATCCGTACAAGGTGATCGAAAATGAGAGCATGATCGAACTGACCGAGAGCATCAGCGAGCACGGGATTCTGAACCCGTTGCTTGTCCGTCCGTTTGAAGGCGAGAACGGCAAATACGAAATCGTTTCAGGACACCGCCGCTATGCCGCCGCGCAGAAGCTCGGTATGAAGAAAGTGCCGTGCACCGTCCACTTCATCGATCGCGACACCGCGACGGTGATGATGGTCGATTCCAACTGTCAACGTACCGAACTGCTCCCGTCCGAAAAGGCGAGGGCGTACAAGATGAAGATGGATGCTATGAGCAGACAGGGCAAGCGGACGGATTTGGAACCAGTTGAAGCAACTTGTGCACCAGTGGAGCACAAGTTAAAAACCCGCGACGCTATTGCAACTGAAGCGGGTGAAAGCCGAGAGCAAATACGCCGTTATATTCGTCTGACCTACCTTGTTCCCGAACTCTTGCAGTACGTTGACGAGGGCAAGATCGGGATGCGTCCGGCTGTGGAGATGTCCTATCTCGACGAAGAAATCCAGCGTGATATTGTCGACCGCATCGACGAGAGCGGCGGCGAGGTTTTCCCGTCCCACGCACAGACACGCCGTATCCGTGAAAAAGCCGCCGAAGGCGAGATCGGTTATGAAGACGTCAAGACGATCATGGACGAGCAGAAACCGAATCAGCGTGAAAAAGTCAAGATCCCTGCCGATGAGTTGAGAGCGCGTATCGGCAAGAGTATGACCGACGAAGACTTTATCAAATATCTCTACACCGCCGTCGATTACTACAAGAAGTATCTTGAGCGTCAACGCGATCAGGGTGCGCGGTAAGGAGGGCGGCGGATGGAT